TGCCGCTACTGCCGGTGCCGCTACTGCCGGTGCCGCTACTGCTGGTGCCGCTGTCGGCATTGGGCCGTATTTTACATTCCAAATATCACCATATCGACTACGCCAAACTGTGCCATCACCACTAGTTGTTGCAGATAAAATTTTTCTGCCTTTGCCTTGAGGGCTATTATCAACATCGCCAATTTTTAATGGGGGATATATTTTAGGATCTAAAGGTTGCACTTCTTGATCACGCCCGCCTTCTTCTATACGTTCTAGCGATTCTAACAGTTGTTTCATCGAACTCATAGTCTAGTACCTGTTAATTTTTAAGATAAGATTCCATAACATCGTGTGCTTTGGCGATATTATCAACGGCACCTAGTCCAGATAATTTTTTAATACGCTCTTGTTGATGTAAACTACTACTTGGATCTATACGATCGATAGTGGCAAATACCTGTGCCTTTTCCCTCGGATCAGCATCCATAAATTCTTTTTCAAGTTTAACTTTAACTCCAGTGCCACCGATAGTAAAGTTTTTCTTTTCACGATTGTAAAAACCACTGGCAAATCTTAACATGTCTTCAGCACTACTACCTTGTGGTTCTGTAGCAGGGGCCATTGGTTTATCACTAGGGTCCATACCAAACTCTTCTAAAGTAAGGCCAGCCGCTAGAACCATTTCGCCCAATGTTTTATTTCCAATACGTGTATCAGCAGTTGCTCCTGCCTTAACTGCTTTTGCAACAACGTAGGATAATCTATTTTCAGTTACAGGTGCGGCAGGGCCCGCTGATGCTTCTCCGCCTTCTGGTGCGGCTGGGGCTGCTGGTGCGGCAGGTGCTTCACCGCTGTCTGGAGCGGGAGCAGCCGATGCGTCTGGAGCGGGAGCAGCCGATGCGTCTGGTGTTTCTTGTTTAGTATCTCCGCCTTCTGCACTAAACATATCTTTATTGCCTTCATAGAATTCCGGATGATTATTTTTAAAATATTCAATAACTAATGCACGAGCATCTATGTTAGGATTGGCACCTTCAAGGCTATGAAGCAATGTAGGGTCTGGATATACTGCTTTTACACTATCACTAATGTTAGGAAATCCTGTTAATTCTTTTGACAATAAATCTTTTAACTTAGTCTTAGTCTCTTCATCTTCTAAACTAGGTAAATCGTCTATTTCTTCAACTAAAGAATCCATAAAGTTGATAAACTGTTTTTCTTCCTTAGTCATTTTTTCTGTTTCACGACGTGCTTTATCACTCATGTTAGTAACTTTGCCGCGGCCGTCTTTAGGTGTTGTGGATTTTTTCCATTCGCCTTCTTCCTTCCAGCTGATGACTTTACCGTCTTTATCCTTAACTTCAGTGCGCTTTTCAGCTAGCAAGTCTTCAGGATCTAACTCGCGTGTTGGTAACTCGCTTTCATCTACTAGTTTGTAGATGTATGGAAATACATCTTTCAATTCGTCTTTAAAACTACGCACAGTCAACCGATCGATCCAGTCATTCATTAGACTTTCTGGAATTTGTTTTGACTCGCTTGGTTGAAAACTTTCTGCAAACTGTTCGTAATATCCGTTTGTTTGCAATTTATGAATTTCTTTTTTAACTTGTTCTAAGCGTTCAGCAACCTTGCCATTGATTTCGCTCATTGCTTCACTTAATTGTTCGTTACGATTTACATACCCTTTGAACATGCGTAATTTTACTAGCTCTTCGCTTAAACTAACTACATGTTGTCCAATAGCATCGTATGGATTGCCGCCGTGATTGATATGTTGTGCCATTGCTCGGGCACCATTTAAATGACGTAATGGATAACGGAAACGTTCACCTTGTGCATTGTCAATATAAATGCTTTCAATGTGCATGGTACGGCCTGCTGCCAAATCAAAGTTAACAGGCTGGGTATGTCTCACAACTAACCTTGCCTCTCCCAAGTCTTGGTAACTTACTTTTGTAGTACCAAACATTTTGCTTTCCATCATTTTATCTTCTCCATCTTTTGCGTGGAATTCATAATCCCGTTTATCTAGATTGCTCTTGCCTAGATTATCAACGTGATATCCTAGTAAATTTCTTCTCGCCAAATCTCTAAAACTTCTAATGAATTTGTACGCACCGTGGTGAGTTTCATTGGTTTCTTTATCGATAAGATCGCCGCCGGCTTTGATCACAACACCGTCGTCTTCATCTAGGGTAATAGTAATAGTACCCAAGGTGTTGCCGTCTTCTTTGTAATCAAACTCGAACCAACGAGCATTGGGAATATCACTTTTTTTACTTAAAACTTCGGTGGATTCGTCCGCGAACTTAATGGGGCGAAAACGGCTTTCAATTTTACCGTAAATCTCTTTTGCTACTGAATCTAAATTTGGGTCCATATGGTATTTATCCGAGTCCTGATATAAAAATAGGCATAGGCGGGTCGTAATCTTCCTGCCATTCATCCCTGCTGGTCATGCTATCTGCGACACGAATGTCCCAATCGCATAGTATTTCTGCCACTCTGATAATTAGCAATAGGCTAGATACCAGGTCGTCGTGTTGTCCGTCTTTTGCTTTAAATGTGATATTGTGTGCTACAAACGTCTTTAGCTGTGTAATTGTGGGCTTGCTAGAAATCTTCATTCTATCAGTTTCTATTAGGTACTTTAACCGAGCACAGGCCGCAATTTTAGCACCATGTGTGGTGTTAAATCCTTTGCGGAACTTGCGCACATGTCCTTTGCGTACAGGTTCGCTTACAAACAGCCCTGGGAATGTTTCTTCACCGTTTTCACTAATAGCAACTAGGGCCGCTTCGCCCACAGTGTTGTTTTCCACACTCCAGAATATGTTGTTCACATTGCGCTCGCCTATCTTTTCTTGAATATGACGCAGTATTTCTCGCAACAATTTTATCTGTTCTTGCACTTTGGTAATGTTGTTTTGCCACTCGCCTACTTGTATAAAGCCGGGTAATTCAAATATCTGTATAGCGGCAAAGTCGCCGCCTGTACCTAAACTAGGGTCTAAACATATCGCATAAAGGTGTTGATCGCTGAGCTCTTTATACCAGCGCACTTGACCCATTTTTAACATGGGTTCTCGTCCTAACATTTCACTTAGTTTAATACTGTCTATTAATGTTTCGTCATAAATTAGGAATTCACATCCATATTCACGGCGGAATTTTTCTTCGCCAATGCGTCCCATTTCTGTAATGCGCCATGCGTCATCACGATCAGGATGTTCGTCCCACGCGGCTCTAAAGCCAAAGAATCCGTTACGACCACGGCCATCTTCAGTTTCATTGCCAAACGTGTCAAACTTATCTTGGCTTTCTTTCCAGATAGTAGCAAAAGTATCTTCGTCACTGTTTGGGGTTGATGTAATAATTGCTCGTCCACCAGTTGCTAGTGTTGGACTTATTGAAGTCCAAAATTCTTCAGCAATGTTAGGCTGTACGAACGCAAACTCATCACAATATAATAACGATATCGACATACCACGACCTGTGTTTCCCGTAGTAGTTTGACTTACGATACGTGATCCGTTGTCAAATTCTATACTGCCTTTGTTATAACTAACAACACCTGCACGAATATGATCAGGGCAAAGTTCGTATCCGTAGCGAATACGTTGCATAATTTCTTGTGCGCCCAAATACTTGTGTGCGGCAACTAAAATAGTTTGATCTGGATGGAACATGGCGTACCATAACAAGTATGCTGAAGCACAAGTGGTCTTGCCACTTTGACGCGGTAGCATGTTTACATTGAATCGGCTGTTGTGATAACTGGCTAATAATCTTATTTGATAATCAAACGGTTCAAATAAAATCTTACCACGGACTGCATGTTGAATATAGAAAAAATGCCTAGCAAAATATAAGTATCCGTCATCTGGATGCATACATGCGGCAAAGTCAACGACTTCGTTTTCGGTAAATTTGGATTTAGTGTGCGCCTTTTTGACAAGGACGCCTTCTAATGATTTTGACATAGTTTTATTTACACAAAAAAATAGCTCCCGAAGGAGCTATTTGGCATGGTTAAACAGTATATTATTTGCTTTCTCTTAGTTTAACTTCTTGATATAAATTGGCCAATTGATCTAATAAACCGCCTTCTCTCATTGGGTTAACGCCTATTGGTTGTCCTGGTCTCTGGGTTTGATCATGTTGCTTGTCTTGTCCGCCTGTGATGTCGTTGTTCATATATCCCATGCCTTGATGACTAACATCTGGACGATTTGCGTATTCTTCATCCATATCGTCATCACCAACTGCTGCCGCTACTGCCGCCTTAATTTTCTTTTCTGGACTAATTACTGGAGTTTCTGCTTCGTGATCGCCGCTGTCAATAATTTCCATGTCGCCGTGATGTTCGCCTGGATCTAATTCGTCGTGTCCCATTTCAGGCTCATCGTGATCCATTTCAAGACCTCCGATTGGACCATCAATTTCGATTGCACCATCTAAATCTGGTTCTGATACTGGATTATAATGCGGAGCGTGTTGGGCCGCATCTTCGATATTTTTTAACACATTCATTAGGTCACGAATGCCGCCTTTACCGCTAGCGTTCATGCTAACATTCATGCTGACAGTATCTTGTTGTGGAGGTTGCATGCCTGGCATAGCATGTGGCATGTTCATCATACCTGGCATTGCTGGCATATCGCCACATTCTGCTACTGGGGTTGAAGCACCACCACCTGCATTTTTAGCAGGAGTACCTGATGTGCTGAAATTTGTAAAATTATTTTTTTCAAAACTATGAGTTTCAAATGATTCCATCAACGTTTGACTTCCGTCAATCTTTCTTAATTTTTCTGCTAGTTCATGAAAATTCATATTAGTTTCCCTTGGCCGGCGTGCCAGCAAATAATTGATCGTTTACGCCTTTGTATTCTTCCAGGCCATGCTTTTCTAAGGTTTTTAGAAAGCTCATAACTTTTTTATCGCCAACCATTTCTTGGTAATCGGCATCAGCATAAGGTGTGTTTAACAATGCTTCGTCTGCATTTTTAGAAGTTGTAGTTTCTAAACCTTTCATATACTGAACGTTTAATTCTGTTTCTTGTTCTTCACCAAGTGTGCGTACTACAATGTGTTTAGTGTCGATACCTAATTTAGTATTGATAAGTTGTTGAATAACAGGAGTAATTGTTGGATAGCGTAAGGCAATATCAAACACAGTTACTTCTCTAAATTTTACGTTGGGAAAGTCGATTGGACTTTCTTGAATAGGTGTACGTTTGGCATTTTTAATGCTTTCAACATTAAATTGTGATAGTGCAATCTTAAGATTTGTTGCGAAATCTTTAGGGATATCACCCGCAATTTTAACCTTGTATTCGTAGGTTTTCTTGCTTTCTGTTAAGTATTCTTTGTATGATTTCATATTGGCTTCCATCATGTATTTATTTCATATTCTTCAATTTTTCAATTAGGCTATTACGATCGGTGATAATAACACCTTCACCCGATATAGTAACACCGTCATCTGAACTTGAATCGTTGTCTAATTTCTGTTTCTTTAACTGCAAATCTATCATTTTTAGCTTTTTATCCAGCTTGGCTGTTTTAGCTGTAATCGCATGTCCCAGCATACTAGCCGCAACTTCAAACATACGGGCACTATAACGTGCTTCTACGTTCATTCCCAAGTCCATAATATCGTCATAAGCATCTTTGGCTTTTTGAGCTAGTTCATCTAGTTCTTGATCACCTAAATCTCCTAGGCCTTTTACCGCAGGTAGTGCGGCACTGATCTTATCAAATTCACTAATATCTCTAAGTAGTGGCGGTACTGCTGGCGGAAGTTCACGCTTAGTTTCTTCCGCTTTTACTACCTTTTTACTTTCAGGTAAATTTAGGATTTCTTCAAGTTTTTTAGTCATACTTTACTTATCTTCCAGTTTGGCTGAATAGATCATTTTCATTAAGTACTCGAAACTTAATACCTTGTTGTTTCGCCCATGCACTGGCACTGGCCCACTTGGCTTGATTTTTTATATACTGTGCCTGATTATATTTGTTCTTGCCTACTCGTTCTAGTATAGCTTGACTAGCAGGTTTAATTTCAACTAATTCTGTATGTACTTGATGATTTTTATCAATATATTGAATAAAAAAATCCGGAACGTAAACTGTTTGCTTACCAGTTAGCGGATCTCTGTAAGGTATTTTAACAGCTTCGCTAGCCCATTTTTGCACACTGACATTAGTATCGCAAAAATTCATGAAGCTCCATTCCCAACTTGATCGGTATGTAGGTGCCGTCAACCCTACATACTTTTCGGGGTTCTTCATGACAAATTTACCTTTTGCAAATCTATTAGCCATATCAGACTAGAATATTTCTAGATTCAAGTGGACTGTTTGCACCTTGTACTTTATATCCTAGCAAACTTGTATTTTCCCTATAGGTATTCATTACCTGTGTAATCACCTGAGTCAACTGCAAATCTGTAATAGTTTTTAAACTATCTAGTAATTCAAATACATTGATACTATCTATACGAGCTTGATTAAGCATTACAATACTAACAGTTCTTGCACTGTTAATATCAAATCCTCTTTTTTGGAAAAAACCAACTACAGCATCGATTTCGCCTGCTGGAAAACTGACCGGATATTGATAATATTTGTCAAAAAATTGTCTAACAATAGTGGAACTATCTGTAGTACTGTTGATAGGTAAATTTGTTTGATTCATTATAGATTCTTTGATTTAGCTTCAGTTGTGTAAGTAACACTTTTTGTCGGAACTTGTATGTTTGACATGTTTCCACCCGACGCTGGATTATTTTGTGTTGTAGTGGTTCCTCGCTTAACTGGAACTGCACTATTAGTATTTTGATAACTGTTAACTGTTTTAATCGCGTTGTTGATAAAATTAGATTTATTGTTGTTAGTTAAATTGGCATCTAACAAAGTTGACCCATTTTTAATATCGTTGATATTGCTGATAGCGTTTAATCCAACTAACGGGCTTGGTACCTGATCGTAATTTTCAATACCAAATCCTTCAGGATCGCCGGGAGCTACAATACCAGACCCGTATTCAACTGCTTCAAATGCAATAGTCATCATGTTTTCGTGAGGCGACTGCGTCTGAGCATAGTCAACACTTTCATGACTCCAACTAGTGACTATAGGGTTAATAAGTTTATAACTTACATACTGTCCCTGAGCCATTTGGTATATTGTGATGTAGTTAAAAAATGAACCAGAACTACCACTATCTAATCCATAAGCATTTCTTATAAAATTAAATTTCTTAGTTGCTGTTTGATTAAAGGCGCCGGCTGTTCTTGCACTAACACTGTCTGAATAATAATAATTAAAATAATTTTGCCACATCAAATTAATTAAACCCATATTATCATCATGGAATTTAATAGTGGCATCGTCATAGGTAACTTTTTGTTGTATATTTCTTTTACGATTGTACTGGTTTACCTTATCTACCTGCATGGTAAATTTAGGCAATGATACATTTTTAACTAACATTCCTAAAACATTTTTATAATTGTTAACTAAAACAGGTGTAGTTACTGCGTTCGGATTAATGCTTATTGCAACATGGAATAAGAAATTTTGTTTAGGACCGTAATTTTGATTATTGTCAGTAAACATCCTCGCGGCATGTTGCCAGTCGCGAAGATCGGGTCCTATATTGTTATTGCCAAGATAACCAGAGTTTTGATTTGCCATACTATATTTATTACATTCATTAACTGTGTAGTTAATGATTGCCTATAAAAAAGCTCGCCTAAGCGAGCTTTTGTTTAACGTGGGCCTGCGCCGCCGCCAGTCGCCAGTGTACCTGGAGTAGATGGACGTACTGAAGTTGCATTGCCGATCCCTGAACCATTTGGACTTTGTACTGCATTGTCCATTTGTAAAGTCAATGTAATTTCAGCTGGGCCTTGTTGGCCGTAATCGATAGCTTCGTAGTTAGCTTGTTGTACATAACAACCATAACACTGCCATGTTTCAAGAACATTAGGTGTACTTGCACCATTACCACCGTCTAACATTTCGATACGTAATGTAAACTTGTAGTCTTGTCCGCTTGCGGCACTTGATTGCTCATAAAAGTCAAACTGTTTCTGCATCTGTTCGCCAACTAGTTTACTAACTGCGCCAGTGCTGTCATCGCGTAACTTAATTTGAATAGTCTGCCACTTAGGCTTTCCAGCATAGTGAATTTGACTATTGTAAATTGGGATTACTTGATCTTCGAACTGTACGTTAGGACGAGCCGCTGACATAACTTGTTTAGTTAATTCAGTTGTAGGTGTACTAATACCGAAGTTTTCAAAGCTCACTCGAAAGCGATACTTTAACTTCGGCATCAACATACCTTGTGAGGTAGCACTTTGGTCTGACGCTAAAGGTACTGTAAAATTTGATAATGCCGCTATTGCCATGTTATATATTCTCCGTTACTTTGAAAGACCTTTGATTGCACCAGTATTTTCTAAGCGCATCGGAATGTAAATAAACTCCGCTGCCTTCACTGGTTCAATTGCTACGTCAAGATGTAATTCACTGCGGTCTATACGAGCAGGTGTATTGTTTGATGTGTCGCAAACCACTAGGTAGTCATAGATAGCACGTTGTCCAACTAGTTCTAACAATAAACTTTCCGCAGAATTTTTAATTTCATTACGTGTAATTGTATCGTTTGGTTCAAACACAAATGGTTTTGCCAATACTGTAAATTGACGACGTAGGAAAATTATTAAACGTGCTACGTTGATACGATCTAAACTACTTGCCGCCAATTGACGTGTATATTGTCCGTATGCAACTAATCCTGTACCGCTAATAAATGTTATAGGATTAACGTGGATCGCTGCCAATGCGTCGCGCTGTCCGCTATTTAATGCTACTGAATAGAATTCGCCAGTATTTCCAACATATCCGACTGCTGAAGCATTTGTAATTCCACCACGACGTGTACCGGCTGGTGCAAACCATGGATAAGAAACATTGTCGCTTAGAGCAATAGTGCGCAACATCATGTGACTCGGTGGAACTGCAATATTGTTTCCTTTATTGTCAGTTGAATAGCCCCATGGATAGTAAACGCCTAAATATGGATCTGTAGTTGTTAAGCCTGCTTCCCCATTGCCAACTGATTTAGCTGTGTTATTGCCCCAGTTGCTTAAACTTGTAGCATCTGGTGTCAAACGGGCTGGCGTATCTGCAACTACAAAACTTTGAATACCGCGATCATAGTTCAATGAAACCATTTCGTCGATTAGTTCTGTATAGCCAGGTGCCGCAATCAAGTTATATGTTAATGAATCTTCATCCCGTATATTTTGATTACCTGAAATTAATGCTGCCAATGCTTGCACAACTACTGCACGTTGAGCTTTACGACCAAAAGTGCCAGCGCCATTCGCTTGATTAGCCGCTTGGCTTACCCATGCATTTGCAAAATACGAAGTTTGATTTTCGTTAGACCAGCTACGTGGGTTTTTACCTTGTGTGTTAACATAGTTGCGAACATATTTCTTAACGTTGTATCCGCTACGACGTAAGTTGAACAGCAACATGCCTTTTGGATATTTGGCAGGATCTGGAGCATCATAATCTAAGAAATCGCTGTTCATCATAGTGATAATACTATCTTGAGTACTGTTTAATCCAGTGCTGTTCCAACGAGCATCGGCAAATATAATACCGTTTTCAGTTGTGTTATCTGTTTTATCTAGTACAACCCATTTCACACTGCTTGCATTCCAAACACTGATCTTAGGATAATTTTCTAAATCGCTTGAATCAATCCACAAATCACCTTGCACTAATGCAGTGCCGTCTGATTGTAGTGTTGGAGTTGTGCTTGATACTATTGGACCGTTTGGATCTGTTGCATTAGTCGTAGCGTATGCCGATACGTTGTTTAAACCATAATTAAATGATGCACCTGTACGTGCTGTGAAGTTATAATTGTTTAAACCTCTCCAATGGGTACCGTCATTAACTAAAATATCTGTATCAGTAATTATATTGTTATACCATAATTGCTGATCTGCTGTTACTGTTGTTGGAGTAGTAGCACTTGCACTGTATGTTAAACCGTCAGTTGCATTGGTATCCAATGTTTTCCAGTTGCTCATCTGTCCAAAACTGTATGTTGCTTCTCCCGCCGGCACAGCGTAGAAATTAGCAGTTGTTCCTGTAACTAGTCCCGATTTAGCCAACGGCGTATTTGTTCCGTCAGCCAAGCGAACAATTCCGCCGGCTGCATGAGTGATAACAACTTGGTTACTGCTATTCACGCTGGCAGTTATATTAGCAAATCCTGCACTGTTGATAGCGCCTGCAAATGCAGTAGCATCGGCTGTTCCGCTTGTACCAGTTGCAGTAAACGTCACTGTCTTGCCGGAACCTTGCGATCCTGCAAATGTGTAGTCGCCCAAATATGCTGAACCTACAACGCTTTCAATGGCCGAAAATGTATTTGAACCGCCAGTAAATGTTGAATTTTTAATAATTCCAGTAGTTACTGTAGTAGGCCCTGAATTCAAACGACGGTGGATTTTAAAATCTACCACAGTTGGGTTTGCGCCATGGCTGTTATATTCGCTGTCATTGTATTTTACATACAACGCACCGACTGGAATATTAAGTCCGCCACCTGCTGGATCTAGTCCGTAAAGAGCGGCTGAACTTGTTGCATATAATGGAGCATTTAGTTGTCCAAATGTTGCTGTAGTGGTGTTATATAACCAAACAGCCCAGTTTGCACCCAAGTTAGGATAAGTTGATTTAACCCATACACTTCCTGTTGGACGTGGATTAGAATCTGTTAATTTGTAAGCCGGTACACTAGTATGAGATTGTATACTTAACAATGGAGAATAATAAGTAGAAATTCCACCGTCTGCAGAAGTCAAACCAATTTGATAAGCCAAGTCCGAACCTGAAGTGCCCTGAATTATTAATTTATCAACAGTTCCATCACAATAAATTGACACTTGATTATTGCTATTGACACTAGCAGTAACTCCTGGAATTTTGCCAGTAAGTGCTGAAACAAAACCTGCAAATGTTGTAATATTAGCAGTTGTTCCGCCAATAGTAATAAATGTTTCTGTTTCTACGGCTGTCATCAATGCGCCGCTGGCAGTTGTCAATGCAAATGGAACAGCATTAGCTGTATTAGATGCGCTAATTGCAAAATAATTACCTGTTACAGAAATAACATAGTATGTTGTTCCTGAAACAATGCTACCAAATACAGTTCCGCCAAACACAATTGGATCTCCAACTTGTAATGGGGTAGTAATAGTAGCTGTAATTACGTTACATGGGGTTCCAGTAGTAGTTGTTACTGTACCAGTTGCCGCATAACTGGCAGTTGTTAATGTTACTGGAATTCCGCCAGGTGTTAAACTAATTGCAAAGTTACTGGATGTTAAATTAGCTGACAATACATAGTATGCTGTGTTTGCAGTAATGCCGTTACCAGTTACAGAGAATGAAACAATATCGCCGGCGAACAATGTGTTTGTTGCCGCAATTAAATTGTTTGCTGCCGCGGTAGCTGTTGTAGTAAGTGATCTACCAACAGTGGTAGCACTTGGTGTTACACTAATGCTCGGAGCAGTACCGTTGTATGTTGGACTAATTTTTAATGAGTATGCGGCAGTTAATGTCTGTGAAGATTTTGTACTAGTCACTGTTGGCCAGCTGGATGTCCATGCATTTGAACCAACTTGCACCCATGTGCCTGAATAATTTTTAAACCATAATCTGCTAAGAACAGGTTGACTAGCACCGGAATATGTTGTCACAGCATATGAGTTAATTGCGCCAATGCTTGACAATGGAGCATAGTTGTTACTTGCATCCAGTTTAGCGGAATCACTAATAACTACTGGTACACGATTTGTAAATGTTTGGCCGCCTGTTGTACTTGCAGAATTTGCATTCCATTCAAATACACCAAACGCTGTATCAGTAGTGTCGAACCAATATGTTCCTGCGGCAGGAGCTCCTGCCGGGATAGTACTAGTACCAACTAGCTGTGCTGTGTTAATATCTGCGCGAACAACATACGCACGGCTACTTACACCTAAATAACTGTATGCGGCTTGCAATCCATATTCATTTAGTTCACCTGCATGAACTGGATTATTGTTAGCATCAGTTTGAAAGTAAGGTGTACCAAATGTATTGCCCAAGTCCATTTGACTGGTCATTAAATACACATCGCCTGCGTTTGCTTTTAAGGTACCTGAAGCAATTCCAGTACCTGCTGAATTCGTTTTATTTTCTTGGGTTGCAACAAAAATTAAAGGTGTTGTCCCTGGGGCTGCTGGTGTGTAGAACGACTCGTCTACTACTGTAACCGCTACGCCTGGTGAACCGAGTGTGGCCATATTGTGATCTCCGGTGAATACAAGTTTCCTACATGTATTTATAGATAATTGGTTAATTTGTGGCGCTATAACTAGTTTTGAAAAGGTTTAAAAAAGGCTTAAATATCACATGCGATCACTTTGTTCATGCGGCCGTGGGCCCGTAGCCATAAATTACTATAAAGAAGGACAGGCATACTATAGAAGTCGATGTGGTGCTTGTTTACGAGGCGTAAAAATAGCCCGATGGCAACAAGCAGGCTATAATATGAAAAATACTTGTGACAAGTGCGGGTTTAAAAGTCCGTACAAGGAAATATTTTCAGTGTTTCATGTAGATGCTAATTTAAATAACTGCATACACACCAATCTTAAGACGGTATGTGCAAACTGTCAGCGTGTCCTACATAAAGAGGGGATTCGGTGGAGACAAGGCGATCTTGTACCAGACCTTTAACCTTAGACATTAAGTCATCGATAGTACTATCATTGAATAGTACTGCATCAAAATTAGTTCCAACCCATGCTGTTTCGCTAGCATGAATTCCTATTTTTTCTAATCTGCTACGACTAGTAGCCCATGCAAAATTACCACTTTCTCCACGATTTGCGTTGACTGCATCGTCATACCAATCAGGCAATTCGCCCCGGCGGACCCATACGATAATTCCGCCTGCGGCTTTAATTGATTTAATTTCGTTAGGAAAACGACAGTCTGAAATAACAATATCGTCTGTACTGTTGCGTAGTTTATTTTCCAAGCTAGCGATCCAGATATCATCATGGAATGCTTTGCGGCATACTTCAGTACCCCACAGTTGAAGCATCAACCGAGGAGTCAAATTAGGCATATTCAAACGCTTTGCCCACCATGGGTCCACTTGTTCGCGCCATTCACGGGCTTGTTTTGTGCGACCTTCCAACATGGTTCTGTCCCAACCAAATACTTGTGCTACTGCGTCTTTTAAACTGTTAGCAAAACTTTCTCGTCTAAAGCCATGAAAGTTAGTAAGATAATCGGCAATTGTATCTTTGCCAGAACCAATAAAACCGCACACACCTATAATCATAGAGCCTCCTGAAAGTAAGTCTAGTATATAACAGTTTTATTACAATGTCAAATTATTTGTTAACCATTCTAATATCCATTGCTATGGATATCCTATCATCCCCAGAAATGTTTTTTGACACACTATGAACCAACCATCCGGGAATAATTACTAGTTTGCCCGTGGCTGGAGGTATAACCCACGAAGTTGAATTAAAGACATTTGGCTCTTCTACTAACGATGACAAAATATAATGCTCTAATGGTATCACCGGAGTATGCACTATCAAGTTTCCACTCACTGCTCCAGATGCCTTTACATAGTATACTGCGGCAAACACATAACCTGGGTGACAATGTTTTACATCAATGGCCGAAGTGTTATCAGTATTGGCCCAAGCACGGTCGATAACCAGCTCAGCATTTCGAGATAAACCCAGTGATCTCCACAACGAATTAACTCTCACCAGGGTAGCATCGAGTAGATCTGTTATTACAGGATCTTGCAAATTGACAAAATCAGATTGATTGTTTGGAACTAGCTCTTTTGCCACTGCTTGTTTGCAAAATTTTTCCAATGATATATTATCTAAAGTTAGATAATCTGTTACAATTGGGGTGGTAAAAATATGCTGTAGTTCCATAGAACTTCTCCGTGATTAAACTACAGTATATTGTTGTTTGACTAGAATGTCAAGAGTTTTTACCCTAATATAAAAGTCATTGGCTGTCCGCCAGCAACTAAATCTCCCAATTCTTTTTCAAGTTTTTCGATTTCTTTGTCGCCTTCCTGTTTCAGCGCACTGCCATTTAATTGTGTGCCGCTTTGTGGGCCAACAATACTGGCAAATTTACCACGTGCTTCGCCTAGCATCAGTTTGCAAGTGGCTAGAGTATAATCGTACAACCACTGTTTGGCATACATGTCTTGTAGAATAACAAAATCAGGTCGGAAATTGTCAGTACGAATTAATACCTGTTCGCCTTGTGCGAACGGACGTTGTAGTAAAGTTAACATGTGCTTGGTTGGATTCCATGCAAATTCAATATAACTACCAAATATACGACCTAATAACTTTTGATATCCGCTATACATTTCGTAAGTTGCAATGCCGCCTAGCTGACTGCTGTTCATCAAATAAGTATTTGTATAGGCCAAGTTGAACGGTTCAAACAAACTGCCGCCTGCGCCTTGGCCAGTTCTACTACCTACACTACGACGGAATACTGTTCGAACGTTGATAATTTCATTGGGTAAAATGTACTCGTTTTGATCTACAAATAGTTCTAAAAACAAGTAACTTTCTTCGGTTGCGCCTGGACTACGTTGTCTAAACTTGGCAATGGCTCTGTTAAGAGCTGTTTCGTAGTGTACTGGGTCAAGCTCTACCTCAACCATACCATTACCTAACATATTTTTAACATAGTCAAAAACTTTATTTCGCTCGGCTGTTGCGGTTGTAAGGGCAGGGTCTGTAGGGTAAATATCGGCCATATTGGTTTCTCCACTCATATTTAGCATACGATAAATATCACTATGCCACGAATATCCTTATACAAACCCGAAAGAGGGTCAGACTTTAAATTTATGGATCGCCAAGCTAGCGAAATGTTCCAACTTGGCGGAACCGACATTTATTTGCACAAATATCTAGGAGCAAATACCAGCTCTGAAAATGCTACTGCCGCACAACCGCATTATGCTACTGATAATGTTACAAATATACAAGACATGTTATTGTTAGAAAATCGTGATAGAAAATATGAGCCTGAAATTTACAGATTACGTGGTTGGTACAACGTACAAAACATTGATTTTAACCTAAGCCAATTTGGGCTGTTTATCGATAACGATACAATCTACATGACTGTACATATTAATGATTTTATCAAATACATAGGACGTAAACCTGTTAGTGGTGATGTGTTTGAACTGCCGCATCTGCGTGATGATTTTGCATTGAATGATTTTGATGTAACTTTACCCCGATACTACCAGATTACTGATGTAGGCCGTGCTAGTGAAGGTTTTAGTCCAACGTGGTATCCGCATTTATACAGATTAAAGTGTACAAAGATTACAGACAGCCAACAATTTGCCAGCATTCTTAGTTTGCCTGCCGATGCAGATAATCCTACCGGCCCAACTATACAAGATATTCTTAGCACTCGTGCTAAAGATTTAGTAATTAATCAAGCAGTTATTAATCAAGCAGAGTCCGATGCGGCCTTAAGCGGTTATCAGACCAGACAATTTTATACAATGGCAGTTGATCCTAAAACTGGAAAACCCATTATTAAAACAGCCGACGACGCTGACCTCGATGCTAGCGGAATAGATGCTACTGCGGCAGATGTTGATGGTACTCCAACCCGCAGTGGTTATACTGGATACTTGCTGGGTGACGGTGTTGCTCCAAATGGAATACCAAATTTTGGTGCAGATATTCAGTTTCCATCTAGCGCAGAACAAAATGATTATTTTTTAAGAACAGATTTTATGCCAAATAGACTATTCCGATTTGACGGAACACGTTGGATTAAAGTTGAAGATAGTGTACGTATGACTATGACTAATAATGATACTCGTCAAACACTAAAAACCGGATTTATCAACAATACAAATACAAATGTTATCGGCGGAACAACTGTTACTGAACGTCAACCGCTATCATCAGCACTTAAACCCAAGGCGGATCTATAATGCAATATTTTTACGATGGGCAAATTCGCAGATACTTGGTACAGACTATCAGACTGTTCAGTAATTTTACAGTCAAATACGGCGACGGCACACTACATCAGATTCCAGTTAGCTATGGAGACCCGGATCGACAAGCGGCCGCTATCACTAGACAAAATAGTGAAAATGCTATTCAAAGTGTGCCGCGTATAGCTGTGCATATTAAAGATTTGCAATTAGATCGTACTAGATTAGCCGATGCAACTTATGTTGGAAAAGTACATTTACGTGAACGCGACACATATACTGATCCAGTAACAGGTAATCTAACTTACAGTGATGGTCAAGGTAAAAATTATACTGTTGAGCGTTTAATGCCGACACCATTTAAATTAACCTTAAGCGTTGATATCTGGTCAAGCAGTACCGAACAAAAATTACAAATACTTGAACAAATACTAGTTCTGTTTAATCCCAGTTTGGAAATACAAACGACTGACAACTATATCGATTGGACCAGTTTAAGTGTACTAGATTTAACGCAAGTACTATGGTCAAGTAGACAAGTACCGGTTGGTACAAATGATGCCATAGATCTAGCTACACTAACTTTAGAAGCGCCTGTGTGGATAAGTCCTCCTGCTAAGGTGAAAAATCTTGGTGTCATTGCCACTATTATTACTAGCATTTACGGAGCGGTAGGTGGTGACCCAGTAAATCAATATATAGAAGGGCTTGGAGTTGACATCATGGGAAATGACCCTACCATGAGCGATTTACTCAGTACACAATATACTACAAATACTGGAAATTTTGGAGTATTGCTACTAAACAGTACTGCTCAGATATTAAATCCTGGTAGTAATGTTAGCGCATCAAATGATAGTTTAACTGTTCCAGTTAATTTAAGTGTTCCTATCAATTGGCAGGACTTTTTAGCAGGTTGCAACGGTAGTTACCTAGCAGGTTCGAGTAAAATATATTTTAGACAAGCTACTGGATTTGAAGTGGGCGGAACTTTCACAATAAATTCATTGGATAATACCACTATTATAATAGTACTAGACTCGTCTACATATCCGAGCAACAGTATGCTCGCACCTTCCAGCGGTAATAATAGGGCTAACGGATCCAGTGCAGGTACATTTGATGCTATTATTAATCCCATGACTGTATATCCTGGAAATGGTATGAGTAATTTACATGCAGGGGATAGATTTTTAATTATAGAAGACATCGGCGCTATTGGAAATACTACACAAGCATGGGGCAACTTTGTAGCCAAAGCAAATGATATAATTGAATGGAGTGGTTCTGCATGGACTATTGTGTTTGATTATACTCAGAATTCCAACACCCTGCTATATCAAACGAATATATACAGTGGAGTCCAATATAAATGGAACGGCGTAAGCTGGGTTAAATCGTTTGAGGGCGAGTACGGGGCAGGTTTATGGAGAGTAGCACTCTAAGAGATAAAATTGTATGTAGTGGCGCATTAATATACGCTAGAAATACTCATAGGTTTTTACTTTTACAGAAAGCTCGCGGTAAACATCAAGGTACTTGGGGACTAGTAGGCGGAACTACTATAGAGGGTGAAAATCCTTGGCAAGGTCTCCAGCGCGAAATAGTTGAAGAGATTGGATCTCTTCCTAGCATAATTAAAACAATCCCGCTTGAAACATTTGTCAGTAATGATGCTGTGTTTAATTTTCACACGTACTTGTGCTTAGTCGATGACGAATTTGTTCCTGTATTAAGTGACGAACATTGTGCATGGGCTTGGGGAATACTTGACCAATCCCCAAAACCTTTACATCAAGGTTTAAAAAATAGTTTTTCAAACAAAGCTATGAGAACAAAATTACAAACAATTTTTGATTTAGTGGATTTAATATGAAAATAGAAACTAACACCCTTGAAAGGACAATAATTTTACGTATGCGCGGAGTTTTTACTAAAGAACAATGCCGTGAAATTTCTTTTCAAATATTAAAGTACAAAGAAGGTGGATCGGAGCCGCCCGAATTTAATAGAAATGTTAACTCCGGTTGCTGGATGGGCAGGCCGTTACAATTTAATGGATTTACTCCGGACATAGCTGAATTAATTGAAAAAAGATTTCGTATGGCGTGTACTACCTACTACGAAAATCTTCCTAAACCTGAATTTATTTTAACAAACAGTCCTACAAATTTATACGACGAGGATTGGACATTATTTTCCTGGGCTAATGTAAATAACCCGGGAGCTGAAAACAGAGAACATACCCATACCGGAAATATTGTAAGTGGTGTAGCATATTTTCAATCTCAGGGTACTGGTATGCTAGAATTTATGCCTTACAATTACACTTACAAGATGTCACACCCAGCATGGCCCTATTATGGTGTTGCTGAGTACGAGCCCGGGGACGGGGATATTTTATTATTTCCTAGTTTTTTATTGCACAGAGTAAAGCCAAACCCAAGCGAGCATCAGCGTATTAACATGTCATTTGATGCTAAACTAGTGCCAGAAATGCAACTAAGGCACTATGCCGATAAGTAAATATTGTCTCAAAGCATAATTAAGGAGAAACGATGACTGAGTTCATTCCAATTAGAAATCGCTTATTAGTCAAAAAGATTGAAAGCGAATTAAAAACCAAATCAGGGTTGCAACTTTCCGAAGATACCAAAGAGCGTCCCACTAAAGGAACCGTTTTGGCTATTGGAGATGGAAAATTAAACGAAGATGGTAAACTTATACCAATGGTTATTAAAGCAGGGGATACAATTCTGTATCCAAAATATGCTGGACATCCAGTTAAATTAGATTTTGAAGAATACTTAATCTTGGATGAAGATGAAGTGTTAGGTATCATAAAGGAAAATAAAAATGGCCAAGATTAATCCTAGAGTAGTAACGTTCGGCGAAAAAGCCAGAGAAAGCCTTGTTAAGGGTGTAAATATTTTAGGAGATGCTGTTAAAGTAACTTTAGGTCCTAAAGGTCGCAACGTTGTTATTCAACGTCAATTTGGTGCTCCCCATGTTACTAAAGACGGAGTAACAGTTGCTAATGAAATTTGGTTAAAAGATAAGTTAGCAGACACTGGTGTACGCATGATTAAACAAGCAGCCAGCCAAACATCTAAAGATATCGGGGATGGCACTACAACTAGTACTGTATTAGCTCAAGCTATGATTCGCGAAGGTATGAAATATGTAACAGCTGGTATTAGTCCAATTAATTTAAAACGTGGCATTGAAAAAGCAGTAGTAGCCGCAGTAGAAGAATTAGAAAAGATCAGTAAAGAATGTAAAGATCCTAAAACTATTGCACAAGTGGCAGCTATCAGCGCCAACAACGACGAAGACATGGGCGCTCTCATAGCCGATGCTTTGACCAAAGTAGGAGAGCATGGCGTTGTTACTGTTGAGACTGGCACCAGTCTTAAAGACGAGTTAATGTTGATCAACGGTTACAGTTATGAACATGGATGGTTGTCACCACATTTTGTCAACGCAGACAAAGGCAAATGCATATTAGATAATCCATTAATTTTAATGTCCGATCGTCCTATCCTAAGTATGAACGATTGTATGGAAATTTTGGAAAAGATAGTGCAAACTAAGCGTCCATTTTTAATCATGGCGGAAACTATTGAAACAGATGTGATTGCTACATTGGTAATTAATAACGTCAATGGTGCCATCCGAACTTGTGCAACTAGATCACCCGACTGGAAGGGGCCAAAACGCACAGCATTGATCGAAGATATTGCTATCTTAACAGGCGGCAAGGTAATTTCAGATGCTAACGGTAAGCGTGTTGAAAATGTCGAACTAAGCGATCTCGGTACATGTAATCGTGTAGAAATTACACAATTTGACACTACGATAATAGGCGGGCATGGTAACAAAGAAGCAATAGAAGCCCGTGTACAAAGCATAAAGGACTTTCTAGAACTTAAAGAATTTGACGGACTATTCACTACTGAAGATCACGAACAGCGTATTGCTAATCTTACAAACGGTGTGGGCGTTATCAAAGTAGGCTCCGCTACAAAGATGGAACTGAATGAAAAGAAAGATCGAATAGACGATTCTTTACATGCCACCAAAGCTGCCATTAAAAATGGCGTATTACCTGGCGGCGGTGTTGCTTACATCCGTGTACGTGAAAAATTAAAAGCTCTTAAAGGTTCTAATATTGAACAGGACGCTGGAATACAGATTGTATTACGTGCTATGCAAGAGCCTTTGAGACAAATTGCATTAAACGCCGGTGACAGTCCAGATGTTGTAATGAATAAAGTCGAAGAAGGCGATGAAGAATTTGGTTATGACGCTAGTAACAGTACCTTTGGCAATATGTTTGATATTGGAATTATTGATCCTACTACAGTCGTCACAACAGCATTAGTCAACGCCGCATCAGTTGCAGGACTAATGATTATTACAGATTGTGCTATCTATGAAGATCAAGATGAACAGGATTTAACTATTATTGGACCAAGTACACCCGCAGGCGAACCGCTTCCTACACAGTACGAACAATAAAAAAGCTCACCCGTAAAAAAAGGCAGGATCATCCTGCCTTTTTTATTGATTTAAATTATGCTGGTTTAGTCGGCCATTCGATATCATACGGAAAATTAGCTTGTTTACTAATATTTCTTAATGCATCTCGGTAGCCAGACCAAGCAGTTTTTTGACTGTCTGATAGCTTGGATTGTCCGATAGCTGTTTCAGTATAATCACTTCTTAACAATAAATCGTCACGAGTGGTGCGGGCATCTTTCTCTAATTCTGCCTGTTCTTTAGGTTCGGTGACAAACCATTCGCCAGTACCGTGATGAGTGTCGCCGTGTGCGCCGCTTTTTATCGATTCATAAACATCTTTAGAAAATTGCAGTCCAGATGTTGGAGAAGCCAAAAAATTACATGGGACTGATCCGCCCTTTAATTGAATTTTACACCAGAATTGTTCGACTCCGGTAACAAACGAAATCATTGTAATCTCTTGAATGTCGTTTAATGTGAATTGCTTCATTGCATAACCCCTTAATATACTCTTATAGACTATTTATGCCTAAAACCTATCCCCGGACGCTTATCAAATGCATATTCTGGGTAATAAGGCCCATTCTTGTCAATATAATGAAAAAATGCCTGAACTTGATAGCTACTGTTGTCAGAAACGAACGGATCTCTCCAATGCTCTACTTCGCATCCTCTATAAATTATTAAATCGCCCGGCTGTTGTTGTATCATGTTATTTTCTCCCACATACATACCCCAATTATATTCAAAGTTTGGAGGATTTACATAATCCAAACCCATACAGATTGTGGTACTAATTTCACAACTAGGCCTATCTGTATGTTTTGTAAGAATCATGCCCGGATGATATACTCGGTAATATGTGTATGTAGGACACAGTGTTAGACCTGTATGTTTTTCCATATGTGGAAGCATGAATGTCATTAGTGTTTCCATCAATGTATCACCGTATACAGACTGTGCATTTTCTACTTGAGCATGTTCGCCTGTTTCTGGCGTGAACTCGTATTGCTCTTTTAACAAAGCATATCGAGTAACGATCCTGCAAATATCTGTTGGTATGATAGATTTGACACTAACATATTTGTTTATTTTAAAAAATTCAGGATTTGTCATTTAAATGGTGCTCCTAGATTCCATGCTACTAAGCTATAGCGTGTGCCTTTTGTTACTGGAGTAACTTGATGGTGTATATGTGAAGGGAATACCACTACAGACCCTTTTGGTCTTATTTCATTACAAGTATGATATCGATCGGGTCTATGTGGCCCAAGATCAAACCTTAATTTTCCGCCGGTATAATCTTTACCATCGTTAAGACTTATAGTCACACTTAATTTTCTTGTTTTTCCAACCATTTTTGTGTTACCCGTTCGCCATTGTTCCTCGGGCATAGGATTTCCAGTTTGATCTACAAATATTGTACCGTCTGTATTTTTGTGAACTGGGTGTATTGTTGGATCAAATGCTTCATACGGACGTTCGCTACAGTCAGTATGCCATCCGTAAAACTGTCCTGGAGTATATTTTGTGAATTGAAAATCCTCAGTAAAATCCCAATCAAAATTCCAGCTGGCTTTAGTGTTAGCCTCTCTAACGAACGGCCATACTATATCGAACAGCGATGAATTATTTAAAAAAACAACATTAGAATCTCTAACATACAAGTTTTCTAGATCCGACTTTGCGTGTATTAATCCGCTTACTGTTTTATCACCAACCGGTACACCTCCTTTTAACGAACTTTTTTCACGCCAGCCTCCGGTAGTACCGGAAATAGCATCTTCACCATATTTAGATTGAGTATCGTGCATAGCACTAATACCCAGCTCTAATATTTGATCGCAAATTTCAGGAGGTATTGCTGATTTAAAAAACCAATAATAATACTGAAGTATCACCTAAACAATGCTCCGTGTACATGCCCGATTATGAAATGTGCTGTTCCTTTCTTCATTGGTGCAATTCGATAAGGGATAAAGGAAGGAAAAATAAGACAGCATCCCTGGTCGTTAACACCAGCTTGGGAAGTATCAATATTTAAAAACTCAACTTGGCCGCCTTCATACTCTGCAGGGTCCGTAAGATTGATAATAAAAGTCAATTTGCGCGAAGGTGCTACTGGTGTCATTTCGATATGCCAATTATAATAATCTTTTTCAGTATACTTGAAAACTTGGGGATAATCTTGATCTATAATACCTAACAAATTAAAATCATATACTGAATCGTTAGCATTTTTTGTAACATCACGGATATCCATAAAAGGAAATCCTTCAACGTTGCCCCTTAGTTTTTGTCTTGTAGATTTATGCAAATCAACAGAACCTATCACTTTAGAAGGTAACCACAATTCTTCAATGCAGTTTTTTAATACTTGTTCGCATTGATCTTTGGAAAATAATTCTGATTTGTTAATGGATGTAATTTCTAAACTAGCAATTTTAGTAGTCATTGCTGCCGCCGCATCGGTAAAACTGCTGTCGATAGATCCTAATTCTTCTGTTGCCATAGTATGGGTCCTTGTATGGTTATTTTGTATGTACTTATCTTAAAGATATCGATGAATTTAAAGTTTTGGCGGTTCAAGTCTGCTGACCGCACGATAGAATTATTGTAAATATTGGGACAAGGAGAACTGTTTTTAATGGGTTGGCTAGAAGATAACACCATGCATTCGCCGGTAACTATATACAAATCCGAGCACACATTTATAGAAACTGTGGTGTCGGGTTCTCGTTTTCCTTGGTTCTGGCAAGGGCAACAAACGTTCAACGATGCCAAGGAAAATGCGGCCTTGCCAAAAGATATGAAATATTTTAACGGGCCTTATCTTAGTCATATATTGTTACACAGGACTGAAGTAGAAGAAATCAGCCATTTAACAAGAATCGCAAAAGATTCTAGTGAACATTATGAATTCTTTATAGAAATTTTTCATAGATGGATGGTTGAACAGGGATTAAAATATACTAAAATTTTCAGGGCAAATCTTAATCTCACATGGCATAACGGCAATTTGCATACAGAACCACATTTGGATCATGCATGGCCCCATAATAATTTTGTAATGTATTTGGATACTTGCGAAGGAGCTGAAACATTACTATGGGATGACAAATTTGAACAAATGTTCGCAATACCCTGTGTTAGTTACACCGCTGTTACATTTAAATCTTGCTGGCATGCACATAGATATCCTGCTATTGGAAAACGTCGACTAATATTAGTGATTACATACGCATGACAGATATCCGGCGCCAAAACAGCGTAGAGTTGTGTTTGTAGTTACATATATATAGTAAACATAAAATAGGAATCGTATGAAAATAGTAATTGTTGGCGGAGGTACTGCTGGGTGGACTACGGCAGTTTTAATGTCTAGCAGATGGCCTACACATCAGATTACCGTCATTGAATCTACTAAGATAGGAGTTATTGGGGTGGGAGAAAGTACCACCGGATTCTTAACAGACATACTTACCAATTACGGTCAGGATCTAGATATGGATCACGACGAATTTATTGCGGAAACAGGCGCAACTTTAAAGTATTCCATCAAACACAAGGGATGGACTAACGATATAGACGACTTTTATCACGGGCCGATAGACGGTACCACTACTAAGGAAAGTACCCCAGATGTTGCTTTTGCATACGCTTTGAAATACCTGCAATCTAAACAACGACCTAATGCATCAGAATGCGGGTGGTTAATAACTTCTGGTAAATCTAATTTTAACAAACACACAAATACATTTGACAATTATCGACATGCTATGCACGTCGATGCACATTTAGTCGGAAAATATTTTAAAAAGAAAGCGTTATGCAGATCTAATGCCTCTCATGTAGATTCAGAAGTTGTTAAAACTAATCTTGATGAAAAAGGATACATTAAATCCGTTAGATTAACTGATGGTTCTGAGGTAGCCGGTGATTTTTTTATAGATTGTACTGGATTTTCTAAAATGTTGATGAAAGAAATGCCCGGTAACGGATGGGAAAGTTATCAAAAAAATCTCCCTTTAAATACCGGATTGCCATTCCAATTAAAATACTTAGATGATGAGATGCCAGAGCCGTTTACAACAGCTTGGGCTCAAAAGAACGGATGGATGTGGCAAATACCACTCATGGATCGCAAAGGATGTGGTTATGTATTTTGTGATGCATTTACTACTCCAGATAAAGCACAAGAAGAAATTGAGACTATTTTAAAAAGACCAATAGAACCTATTAAAGTTATTAAATTTGATACTGGTAGACAAAAATCATCATGGATTAATAACTGTGTAACTATAGGGCTGTCTTCGGCCTTTTTAGAACCACTAGAAGCTACCAGTATTCATACTACTATTGTACAAGCAAGAATACTAGCATTTGAATTTATTAAACATACTCTTGAAGATACTATAAATCCTGGAAGTATTAACATATACAATCAAAGAACAAGACGTATATTCGACGATGTTAAAGATTTCTTAGTAATGCACTATATGGGTGGTAGGAATGATTCAGAATTTTGGAAATATATTGAAACTGGTGCAACTAAAACCCCGTATGTCAACGATTTACTGCTCATGGCTCAGAACAAATTGCCTACTGTAAATGATTTTCCACAATATCTTGGCTCGGCCGGTTGGGCACTGTACAGCTATGTTATGGCTGGAATAAATCGAATAGATATATCAAAGATGGATGGCGAATTAAATCTAGAAACCCCTGGCGGGAATTTAGAATTTATAGCTAGAGAATTTCATTATGATTTCCAAGATCAGATGAAAAGAAAATATCAGGATTGCGCCAGCTATGATGACTTCATAAGACATTTCAGGGCAATTAGACACAAACACGGTTTTTCAGATCTTAAACCTTAATTAGAAAAAATTAAAGGATAGGCTTACTCTAAGATCGTCTTCATCTTCTGTAAGATTAGATTCAACATAGTGTGCTAAATGCCCGGGAAATAATAATAACATTCCTTCTTTGGGTTTAAATGAATATTGTGTCCATAGTCTGCTGTTATTAATATCTTTTCCTTGCTTTTCTAATTGTTGGCTAATGAAATTCATGCGGTCTACTTCTATTACCGATCTAGTAAACACGATGTTGCCGCTATTAGCCGGTACCTTAAGATAATAAACACCGCTTAGAAAAGCATTATGATGAGTGTGTTCTCTGTTGTATGTATGGCGTGGATTGGCATTATACCAGTATGCAACAGTATCCATTTCTGAAGGTAATTCCCATGCAGATTTTATACGTTTAGCAGACGGAATTATATAATTTTGAAATAATCGATCAGTTGCCCAGTTATCGTAATTAGGAGAATACATCGCCGGAGATTGCCAACCTCCTAAATTGCTCTTTTGCACACTAGGAGTAGTTGGTATTAATTGTTTTATGGCATCAAGAATAGGCGGATTGATCACCGGATCTAAATAAGTACTAAAACAAGATGATACAAACAATAAATTTTCTTTTAGCTCTGCCATGTAGATATTTATAAATGCACATTTAACACGGAATCATTCATGAAACAACTTAAAAAACTATCAGTGATAGGGGGCGGAACAGCTGGATTTGTTGCCGCTTTAATTCTTAAACAAAGATTTCCACTTATGGAAATTGAATTAGTTAGATCTAAAAAGATAGGTATTATAGGTGTCGGTGAAGGTAGTACTGAACACTGGAATGAATTCCTCACATATATTGGAGTTAAATGGCAAGCTGTTATTCAGCACTGCGATGCTACGTTTAAATGCGGTATTATGTTTCGTGGGTGGGCAGATGAGGACTATATGCATAGCATCGGGCCAGAAAATGATGTTAAGAATGGACAATATCCTACCATCTATGGCAAATACATAGCAGAAGGTGCTGCCAACAGATTCTTTAATCCTAATTTAACGTGGGATAACAAGCTATACGCAAACTTTTTAAAGCCTGAGACATCTTCTCCCTACAATCAATATCATTTTAATACTCAAAAATTGAATGATTTCCTTACCATGATTGCCATACACAAAGGCATAACAGTTACCGATGATGAAATAGTCGATATTATCCTTAACGAACAAGGCGAAATAGAAGAGCTTGTTGGAGAAACAAGCTCTTATAAATCTGATTTTTACATAGATAGTACCGGTTTTAAAAGATTATTGATATCTAAACTAGGAGCAAAGTGGTGCAGTTATAGCCAGTATCTTAAAATGAAAGCCGCTATTGTATTTCCTATAGGGGATACAGAAGAATACAATATATGGACCACAGCACAAGCTATGGATTACGGTTGGATGTTTAAAATTCCAGTATGGGGACGTAGTGGCAACGGGTATATTTTTGATAGTGATTATATTACTGCGGAACAGGCGCAAGAAGAAGTTGAAAAATTCCTCGGACATAAGATAGAAGTAGGTAAACATTTGACATTTGATCCGGGTGCCTTAGATAACGTATGGATTAAAAATTGTTGCGCTGTTGGACTTAGTTCTAGTTTTGTAGAACCATTAGAAGCTACGAGTATTGGAACTAGTATACAACAAGTTTTTAAATTAATGCATCGTATTCCAAATTATAACGAAGATACTATAGAAGAATATAATAAAGATATTAGTGATATGTTAACTAACATCAGAGATTTTGTTATTTTGCATTATGTTACAAACAAATCAAATACACAATTTTGGAAAGATGTAGCTAATATTAAATTGCCAGACGAATTAGAACGTAATATTAAAAAATGGCGTAAAAATTTACCCATAGCAGAAGATTTTCAAGGCAAGTCTGCTTATATTTTATTTAGAGATGCTCATTACTTACAAGTATTAGCTGGATTAAAATTGTTTGACCAGCAAAGCATACGTGCTGAATACGACATGATGAATCCAGCTGTTAAAAAAATAGCAGAAGATTTTATTAGAGAGACTAAAACTGCTGAAAAACGTGATCCAGTTATAGGTCACAAAGAATTTATTACAAAATTACGTAATACAAAATACTAATCAGCTGAAATTCATTGCTATTGATATGCGGGGAGTAATATTCTTCCCAGGTTCTACCATGTGTCTAAGCCAGGATCTGAATATTAAAAGTTTTGCAGGTTCTGGAGCATAAGATATACGGGTAAAGCTAAGTGTATTTTTCTTTTTAATTTTCTTAAGGCCAAACATATCAGGTTCTAGTGGGCTTTCAAATATGATACGCCCGGCATTTTCTGGAGCAGCCATATAAAAAACTGCACTAAAAATAGACCCGTTATGTGTATGAAATTCTTGCCAACCCTTGTCATCAGATATGTTTAACCAAGCAGAATCATTTTTATATGTTCCTTCGCAATTATGTAACGATGCGAATTCATTAACATGATCTGTAATTAAATCTAACAACGGTTTAAATACCGGATCGTTAGTTAAATCATGAGTACCGTGTGTATTATATGTACCACCTAACCATTCTGCTCCTCCAGTTGGAGTTTTATCTTTGATGATAAAAGAATGTTCTATAAGGTTTGCATTTTCTTCTGCGGATATAAGATTTTCTTCTACATAAATGCATGTAGGAAACCACATTTCAACTTTGCCCATTTGGTCCTGCCCATATATTAAATGAAATTGCTATGCGATTCTTATCAGATTTATTAACAGTTACTGAATGATTTAACCAGGATTCAAATAATATAATTTCTCCTTTTACTGGCGTATGATTAACACTGTAAAAATTATAACCGTTATCTTCTTTTTTTAAAGTATTAAAAAATACATCTGTTACTCGCCTAGTTTCTATAGGATTAAAAAATACTATATCACCGCTGTCTTCTGGTACTTGCAAATAATAACAACCGCTTATTAATGCTCCGTAATGATCATGCCTATTAAAATCAGCACCCGGCGGGTATAACTGTAACCAGGACGTTATATCCAACAAACATTCGCGATCAAACCCTAATAATTCTAAAAATTTTCTAGCTTCTGAATTAATTACCTCTATCATAGGAAAATCTTTAATTTTTCCTAAGAAATTTTTATCTGTTTGATAATAAGTTGTTAATAATTGTTTAGGATCTCGGGATTCTTCAAAGCATTTAGATTCGTCGATGTAGTCGTATACTAATCCTAAAGAATTAGCTACTAATTCTGGATCAACGGTTGTTGTTACTATAGGAATTGGAAATATATGATCTATCTTCATAATGGTTCTAGATTTATATTTAATATCACCCGTCTACTGGATTGTATAGGATTGCTAGCAGTATGGTATTGTAAACCATTTATCCATACAAGTCGATTGGCTTTAGGATGTACTCGGGTGCGGGTGGTAAACTTGTCATATCCAATGCCATTACTACCTGGTACAGGGATAAACGTTTGATCAAATATTCTAGTATCACCGTCGCAGTCGTTAAAATAAAATATCAATGTTTCGTGTGGTCGAAAATAATCAACATGTGGTAAGTTATAATTTTCTTCTGTATAATTTATTCTAGGATGTTTCATACTGCATCTTGCACGTATCAAATGTCTTTCTGTAAAATTTAAGGTTGCAAGTTTTTTAAAAAATGGCATGAATAAATCGTATGTAAAACTTTTTACGTCGTATGTTTTATCATAAATTACATGATTGAATCCATCCGTTTCAACTGCTAATAAATCTTTTACTACATTATCTTCAGGAGCCAATGACACATGTTCAGAATAAAACCATGGAAATTTTTCCGATAATACAGCCGCGGCCAATGGTTGAAATTGTTCCGCAGGCAAAAAATCATCTATTATTTTTAATCGATCTGTCATTATATTACATCAAAATTAATAATGCATCTTACATCTTGTAAAGGTTGTTCAGCTGTATGATAGTACTTACCATTAAAAATAACAGCTCGTCCTTGTTTTGGAGTTATCCTATGTATGATATTGTAATCTTGTACCTTAGCATCAAATTCTTCAATTGCTCCATGGCGCTGTTTATCCACTATGATAGTATCTCCATCACTGTCTGTTACATAATATAATATTACTAAATGATCATATGTTAAATCTATGTGTAAATTATCAACTTGTTTTAAATTTTTTGATGGAAATTGCATAAAACTGCGACACTGTACTACATCGTTGTATCTAAAATTTATAGCATCGCATCCAATATATGCTAATGGTGCTAACATATTATAAAAACTGCTTACAGTTTCTTTGCGATCTCTGTATAAATGAGCTAGCGCAGGAGTGTGTGTACTGGCCAAATTTCCAAATGTAATATCTGGAGTGAAATACCAGGGAAATGCAGGACCCATTAGTGTTTGTTTAATCTGTTCTTGATAAGTTTTTGGTATAAAATCGTCTATTATCTTCATGTTGGATATTTATAGAAATTTTCTACGGTACCAAAAAAAACAATAAGTACTGATAGACGGAGCAATTAAACGAATGAAAGTACAATCATTAACAATAGTAGGCGGAGGTACTAGCGGTTGGCTAGCGGCCGCATATCTTTATAAAAATCAACCCGACATAAAAATAACGGTTATTGATAAAGAAGTAGGCACTCCTGTAGGTGTAGGAGAGGCGACACTGCTGTCATTCCGACCATTCCTAGACGAATGCGGAATACCTATAGAAGAATGGATTGTTCCCTTAGATGCTGGCTATAAATCTGGTATATTGTTTACTAATTGGCGAGAAGACGGCGATGATATATGGCATCCTTTTCAAAAAGGAAATAGAGAAATCATGGGAGAGATCAAAACTCATGATCTATGGAGCCGTAACCAACATCTAGATTTCAAAGAATATGCTTTAGATTTTTACTCGTCTTCTATAGATCATAATTCCGTCGATGTTATTAACATTGAAAACTATGCCAGTCATGTTGACTGTGGGAAATTAGTATTATTTTTACAGGATAGACTTAAAGATAAAATCGATATTATACGTTCAGACGTTGTTAGTGTTGTAAACAACGCTCAAGGAATTGACTATCTAGAATTAAAAGACGGTTCTAAAATTAAAAGCGATTTGTATGTGGATTGTACCGGGTTTAAGAACGTACTAAGAACACCTGCAAAAAGAATCAACTTGGAAGATAGACTATTTGTTAATACCGCATTGGCACATCCAGTACAATACCAAGACCGGTCTACTGAATTTAAACCACACGCCGTATGTGAAGCAGTAGAACATGGCTGGATATGGAAGATCGGTGTTGCCAGTCGTATCGGCACCGGACTAGTGTTTAATCGAAACATAACTACCGTAGAAGATGCTAAAGATTCTTTTGTTGCACACTGGAGTGATCGTATAAAGAAAGAAAACATTCGTGTAATTGACTGGTCTCCTTTTTACATAGAAGATCAATGGAGTGGCAATGTAGTTAATATTGGATTAAGCGCAGGATTTATCGAACCGTTAGAAAGTACAGGCATTGCGCTAATCACTATCGGTATAACACAATTGCATAATGCATTAAATGAAAGATACTATACTGATATAAATCGAGATTATTATAATCTACAGATGAAAACATTGTTTGAAGATTGCATAGATTTTGTCAGTATGCACTATGCTAACAATCGCAGGCCTGGAAAATTCTGGGACCATGTGCGTAATACTTTTAAACCTTCGGAAAGAATGTTGCATCAGATAGACGAATTAGCTGATCCTAACATAGTAGTACCTCGAAATTCTAAACATAATTATATGTTTGGAGGAAGTAACTGGATGTTGATGCTATATCAACTAGGATATACTTTGGCGCCACGCAATATGTCAATCCCAGATGAAGTAGCTCTTGAAAAATTAGTAAAAAACTATAAAGAATATGCTAAGAATAGGCATGTATGGAGCAGGCATCACAGTACAGAAATAGATAGAATTCACGAGATTAGAAAACTATGAGAGAAATACGTTGGTCGTTTAGCACAAGTTGCGAATGGTTCGTTGATCATGCGTCGTCAATAGAGCATTTGGTACAGGACTACGATCCTTTTACTAGTCTGACTAAAGATGTTATGGCTGAACGTAAAGGAGCAGTGTTTACCAAATGTCCTGCACATACTGATTTTATCAAAAATACATTTATCATACGTGCTCCGTTTGATCTTACTATCAATAGCAAGATAGATCCTGTTACTAATGACGGTGAATTGTGGTGCGACAACCTCACACAGGAACAATTTAAACAGATAATAGACACTAGATTTTTATTTAATAATGAACGCGGTATTAATCCGTGGCCTATTATTGGCATCGATTGGTTATACTGTTTTACTTCTGACGTTTCTACTATATTGCAAATAATGCCGGCATTCATGCACAGAAATCAATTTGTAGAAAAAACAATTATGGTTCCCGGGCAGTTTGATATTAGCAAATGGGTGCGTAATGTAGAAACAGCTTTTGAAGTAAGAGGCAACAACGAACGTATCGAGATAAAGAAAGGTGATGCCATTATGTATGCCAAATTTTTATGCGATGAACCTGTAAGATTAGTACAAGAATCTATTCCTTGGGAGGAGATGTATGTGTGTAACGAGATAAAAAGTAAAGATCGCAACAGGCCTCTGCAGAACCGTTACGAAGAATATGCCAAAGTACGTGCGGCAAAGTGTCCATATCCACATGACAAACAAGATTAATTCCATTATCGTAGTAGGCGGTGGCAGTGCAGGCTGGATTACAGCGGCATCATTGATCACACAACTTAAAGATGTCAAGGTAACTGTGATTGAAAGTCCTAACATACCCACTGTAGGTGTGGGAGAAAGCACAGTAGGCGGAATACGTGCTTGGTTGCGCATGGTGGGTATAGTAGATCGCGACTTTATGAAAGCTACCGATGCCAGCTACAAGATTGCTATTAAATTCAATAATTTCTATGAAAAAGATCAAGGCACTTGGTATTATCCATTTGGTCGACCACTGCTGGAAGATAATTTGCATGGAAGAGATGATTGGTTTATTAAGAAATCTCTATACCCAAAAACTCCTAGTCACGATTATGTAGACTGCTATTATCCGCAAATGGCACTGGTTAATTCTAATAAGATCATGATGAACAACGGTGACCTTGATAATTTTAATTTTTATAACGACACTGCTTTTCATTTTGATGCGGCTAAACTAGGTATTTGGTTGCGAGATCATCACTGTAAACCTAAAGGTGTAAGTCACATACCTGCTGAAGTACAAGAAATAAAAGTAGATGAAACCGGTATACAATATCTCACATTAGATAGCGGTGCAAATATATCTGCTGACTTGTATATAGACTGTACTGGATTTAAAAGTTTGCTGTTGGGAGAGGCATTGGCAGAACCATTCGTAAGTTACGAACATTTGCTACCTAACAATCGTGCTTGGGCTACTAGAATTCCTTATACCGATAAAGAAACACAACTGACCAATGTAACTGAATGCACTGCAACGGATAACGGTTGGGTATGGAACATACCTTTATGGAGTCGTATTGGAACTGGCTATGTTTACAGTGACAAATATCTTACTCCTGAACAGGCAAAAAATGATTTTATTAACTATTTGTCAGCACAAGGACATCCCGTAGAAGATCTAGAATTCCGTGATATTAAGATGCGTGTGGGTAAACATAAGAGACTATGGGTTAAAAATTGTGTAGCTCTGGGTCTTAGTGCGGCATTTATAGAACCTTTAGAATCAACAGGATTATTAACTACACATGATTTTGCTAGATCATTATGCGATATGTTGGTAAGAGATTCAATTAGCCAATGGGATAGAGATGAGTTCAATCTTAAATGCGAAGATGAATTTAATTACTGGGCTCAATTTGTTTCCATGCATTACGCTCTAAGCCAAAGAAATGACAGTAAATATTGGCAAGATATTAATAATAAATCCTATCTGGATTTAATGCCTGCTGTTAATAGACTAGGAACACAAAGTCTATATCATCATTCTATCTATTCAAAAAACTTTAATAAATTTTTTCAAGACGATGACGGAGTTAATTGTTTGGCAGCTGGAATGAATTGGAATCCCCAAACATCTGTAAATCTCAATACTATATTTGCTGTTGGTACTGATTTACACGAAGATTTTAGTCTAATGGTTGATAAATTAGAAGACAGAAAAGAAAGATGGAAAAGGGCTGTAGCAACAGCCCCTAGTCTTTATCAATATCTAAAAGATAATTTTTATAAAGATTAATATCTTACAACAACAATACCAGAACCACCGTCTGCACCATGCTGTCCACCACCGGCACCGCCACCTGTATTTGCGCCGCCGTGGCCGCCACGTGCTGTAGGTTGTGCATCTTGGCCTTGGGTAAGAGCCATTCCGCCGCCTTGGCTAAGTTTAATAGTTCCTCCGTATGGCCCGCCATGATGATGTCCGCCACCGCCGCCACCACCAATGCCACCATCGCTAAATCCCCAGCCTAAATGGCCACCTCCGCCACCTCCGCCACCATAGTATATTGAGGCACCGCTACCGAGGATATCGCTCGCACGGCCTGCGCCGCCTATAATCATATTATTACGAAAACTACCACGGTATGCTTGACGTCCGTCAGGAGCACTTGCTCCAGGGCCGCCTGCACCGCCGCCACCTCCGCCTTGGTGAGTATTTTCGGTGTCGACATTGTATCTAAGGCCAGAACCTCCAGGATATCCTAATCCTACAGTTCCGTATCCACCATATGATCGCTGTCTACTGCCGCTAGTATCTGTATTTGAGCCGCCGCCACCGGATGCACTACTGCGGCCGCCGGTTGATCCGTTGTCCATCGATCCGTTACTGCCGCCAGCCCAGGATCCACCGCCACCTCCGCCTGTGGCGGTTATGGATCCAAACACACTTGATCCTCCAGTTGGCCCTGCGACGTTAGGAGTACGGCCGCCGCCACCGCCGCCTACTGTAACACTAACACCAACGCCAGCACTAACCGGATAACTACGATTAAAGCTAACGCCACCCCCGCCACCCCCGGCAGCCCAATCGTATCCGCTTGAACCACCTCCGCCAACTACTAGCACTTGAACATTGCCGGTAAATGTTGGTGTAAATGTTGCAGATGTAACTGAGGTAAACATGTGAATAATAGCACCGTGAGCATAATATATGCTATCACCGCCTGTACCCACTAGACCCGGACTATAACCTGTTACTGGTCTCCAAGCACTACCGTCATAAAATTCTAAAGTTCCTGAAGAATTTCCTGCGGCATTATAGTTATTATTAGTAGTATTATATCTTAACTTTGCTAATCCCGTTGATGTACTAACTGTCTGATTAGGCAGTTTAATATTGTCTGATCCGTTGATTGTGGTATTTTTAAGGGTTGCCATCTATCGCTCCATTAGTATCTGATAATAACAATGCCACTGCCGCCATTGCCTGCTTGCCCGTATGAGCCACCACCACCACCGCCTGTATTATCTCCGGCACTGCCGCCAACATAATGACTAGACCCTTGTCCGCCATTATTAATAGAATAGCCACCGCCTACTGATGTTCCTGTATGCTGTGTACCAGGATATCGAGGGCCGCCATGATATTGGGCGCCGCTACCACCACCACCAATACCACCACTTGGACACATTGTGCTGTTACCATGGTGTACAGCGCCACCGCCACCACCACCCCAGTACTGTATGTAACCCATGACATCACTGGCTGCGCCTGCGCCGCCATTTTGTGCTAATCCTTGGTGGCAATCGTCCTCCATACTCCAACCAGGTTCGGCAGCTCCGCCGCCTCCGCCTGCATGGTGACTATCTTCACCTTGACGATTATATCTCATTCCGCTTCCGCCTGGAAATCCTTGGCCGCTTACACCGCGTCCGCCCAAATTTGTGTTACGACTGTCGTTTGGACCAGTATGGCTATTTGATCCGTTGCCTTGTGATGCAGGACAACCGCCGCCGCCTGAACCGCCTGGTCGTGCGGCATATCCGTCCCAAGATCCGCCACCACCACCGCCGTATGCGGTAATTGATCCAAATGTTGTGTTGGCTCCTGGATTTGAACTTTGCGCATAGGCAGGGGGTGAAGGCTGTGTACCGGCTACGTTTAGCGGAATTCCTGAACCTTGACTTACTGGATATGCTCTGTTGTAAACGAATCCTCCAGCGCCTCCGCCACCGCCTAGATGTCCTCCGCCTGAGCCACCGCCACCAATTACTAAAACTTCTACGGTTCCTGAAAATGCAGGTGTAAATGTTGCGGCGCCTGATGCAGTAAACATGTGTACTACACCGGGTGCTCGATTTGAATTATTTGGAGCACTGTATATCAAAGTGCCGCCTGTACCTATAGAACCTTTGCTGATACCAGTAATAGGTCTCCAACCAGTAGAATCATAAAATTCCATCAAATTGTTAGCAGTATTTAATCTTAACATACCTGCTGTTGGACTACCGTTTCTACTAGCAGTTGCTCCTGTTGGTAAATCTAAATATCCAGTATCACTGATTGTTGTGCTTTGTAAAGTTGCCATTGATTAATACCTAACTATAACAATACCAGATCCACCGGTACCGTGATAACTTCCAGCGGCGCCGCCGCCGCCGCCTGTGTTTGCTCCGCCGTTGCCACCGAAACGAGAATGACCGTCACTGTTGCTAGCATTGCCGCCGTTGTTTAATGCTTGACTACCGCCATATCCATTTCCTACACTTGGAGTTCCTGGACTGTAATGGGCTCCGCCTGCACCTCCGCCACCGATGCCGCCATCGCCACCACCACCATCGCAGATGTGTGGGCCGCTGGCGCCGCCGCCGGACCAATATAAAATACTGCCTAAAATATCACTGGCCGCGCCTGGGCCGCCATGTGTTGCTTGTTTTTGATTTGAATCTTGCGACGCAAGGCCCGGGCCGCCTGCGCCGCCGCCGCCGCCGCCATTGTGTGTATTTTCGCCGTCGTCATTGTATCTTACGCCGGCACCACCAGGAAATCCTTGACCTGTAGTTCCTGCGCCGCCAAAACATCTCATACGATTACCGTCTGAGTCACAGTTTGCTCCGCCACCCCCAGATCCTCCTGCATTTCCTGGAGTGTTTTGATTCCAAAATCCTGAATAGCCGCCGCCATATGCCGTTGTTGAACCAAACGTTGAGTTTCCCCCTTGGCCAGAACCGCTTGGGCCGCCACCGCCAACACTTAGTGGGATTCCAACACCTTGACTAACTGGATAAGCACGGTTAAAAACTAGACCGCCACCACCACCGCCACCGCCCCAGCCACCATTGGCTCCGCCACCACCGCCTACTACTAATACCTGTACATAACCTGTAAAGTTAGGAGTAAATGTTGCAGATGTAACTGAGGTAAATTGATGAACAACTCCGCCACCTAACATGCTGATATTATCGCCGCCGGTGCCTACAGTCCCATGACTATAACCGGTCACTGGACGCCAATTTGTACCGTCCCAATATTCCATTAAATTATAATCAGTATTATAACGCATCATTCCGTTAGCAGGGCTACCTGGACGCTGTGCAGAATTGCCTTGTGGTAATGTTAGCTCTGTAAATGTAGACGATTGTAGCTGTGCCATTTAATTGCTACCTTTTGTTTTTTTAGTAATAGTAGTTTTAGTAGCTACCGCTTTACCTTTGAGTTCGTTAATTTCTTCTTGGAGTGTTTTGATACACTCAATTAAGTATGCACTTACTTTTGTATAGTGAATTCCGTAAGGATTGCCTTTATCATCTAAAGCAACTAGTTCTGGAACATGTTTGAATACATGTTCAGCAATTAAACCAGCTTCATGTTTCTTATTGTCTTTACGATCATACGTCACACCAGTTAATTTTAATATTGCATCTAATGCGCCAGTAATAGGGTTAATATTTTCTTTAAATGCGATACTTGATGTTTCAACTAATCCAACTGTGTATATTGTTCCGCCGCAGCCAATACCGCCAACAACGTTAAATGCATTACTTGTGCTGGTTGCTGTGTTACCTTGACTACTGGATGTGATTGCATTTAATCCACTACTTGCTGTTGAAGTAATTAAACCGGTAGTGCTCAATACACCGTTGCCGTAAATGGCACCGCTTACACCTAGACCACCAGTTACCAACAAAGCGGCCGACGCTGTGTTATAAGCTGTTGCCACGCCGCCTGTAACTGATAATGAATTGGCACTAGCCACGTTGGTTGATACAGATGTAAATGCGCCGGCTTTAGCTGTAGTGCCGCCAATTATCATATTGTCTATTGAGCCAGTGGTCGCTGGATTGACTGTGACTACCCCAGAGCCGGTGGGACTTAATACTACGTTGGCGTTTGCGGGACTAAGTGTTACAGTTGAACTGGCAGTTAATGTACTTGCACTAAGCGGGCCGCCTAATAGGGTAACTACAACATAATCAGTTCCATCAGAAACAAGTTGAACTGTTGAACCGTTTGGTAATGCTTGTGTTCCGGTACCCGAAGCACCTGGACCAATAAAGTTAGCACCAGTGCCTGTGAGAAGTGACACAACACTACCAGTTTTATTATAAAACACTTGTGTTACACCGTTGTATAAAGGTGCTAATGGTACTGTTACCGAATAAGGTCCAGTGCCGGTGAGTTCTGTAAACTGTCCTTGAGAAGGACTTGCAAGCGTAGCTCCGCTTAACGACCCACTTGTTGAACTAATTACGGTATTATAACGTGCCATATTTTATCTCTCTTTAATTTCTATTATGATGTCGATGTTTCAATACCATAAACAGTTGCATTGACTTGATTACCTGTGCTTGCACTTGCTACTACGTATAGGTTTGAACCAGCTACTAATCCTGTACGCTCAAATACACCGTAACCTACAAGGGTGGTTTGTTGTTCTATAAAATCACTAGTACCCGGTGTAGCTGATGTTGCTATCGCCAATTTGATAGTCACTGCGGATGATCCAGTATTGGTCAACGAAACGTTGAATACTGAATAGTAGTTGTTAGGAACTATGTAAAGTGTTGTATTACCAGTTGCTAACTGTAGTGAGCCGCCTATCGTTAAACGTCCTGTTGCCATTTTTATTTCTCCAAAATTTTATCGTTGACTAAAGAATACAAGGGCAACTGGTGCTCCGTCAATTCCGCCCGAAAACGTCATCTTAGAAGTTACCAGGATTTGTGCCCCAGTTGTATTACTTATCACATTATTTGCTATCTGAACTTGTCCTGCTATCAAAGTATTTACGTTCAAGCTACTAGATCCGCCACCAATTTGAGCTGTAATATAGCTCTTAATCGCTTTTTGTGTTGGTACAATACTGTCGCTATTTGCTGTAAAGTACGGGTCTGTTGAAAATTGCGTAATAATTGCACTTCCAACACCTAAACTTACTGCACCCAGTTGCAATGATTGTAATCCTGACAAATTAAACGCACTAGCGTTCAACGTAGCTGTACCAGTTGCTTGTTGAACTCCGAACAAGTTACCCACGTTAAAGTTACCGTCTTGATCAGTTGATGTAAAGAACACACGACCGCCACCACTTGAATTTTGCTGATTTGCTTGAATAGCATTGGCAGCAATTACATATGGATAATTGGTTTGTGTTTGATTTCCAGTACCAATGTACAAGAAATCGTGTCCGGTTAAACGAACTTGACTGTATTTCAAACGTGTTGTAATTAGTGTACCTTGTGCCGGCGCCAGCAACGTACTCATACTTGGATTAATCTGGAATGATGCTGTATAATTTCCAGCTATTCCTAAGATATTAGTTACTTGTACCAGTTTGTACCATTGTGAGCTACCAGTAATTGTTGCAAATTGCACGTTTGATCCTGCCGCTGGCATACTAGGTAGACCAGCAACGTTGATATAACTACCAACTTGATACAAATCGCTATAGCCATCACCTGCTGTTACAGCAGTAGCAGTTGTATTGTTTGTACCTCTGTTAGGAAAACTAGGATTACCTAATGCCCCGTCGGTTGTACGAACTCGAGTACTTGCAACGTTAACTTTGTTAGGATCAGTTATAGTAATAATTGGACCAGCAGTATAAATCATACCACTTGTAGTTGCCGCAGTAAATGCAATACTAGTGCCTGCTGTTGCTAATGCCGCACTAGTTGCAACTTGGAATGTCAATGAACCAATACTTGATCCTACAACATAATATATGGTGTTGGTAGATAAGCCGCTGAATGCCGCGTTAAATTCAATTGGCTGATTGGCAATTAAGTTTTCAGTGTTGTCAGCAATAATAACACCCTGCACAGTTGCTACAACTGTTAGACCTGTTGTTGTTCCTACAGATGCCGCGCTGCCTGTCGGTGTTGTAGCAACTGATAGACTTGTGCCTGAACTTGATTGTACATAGTAAACCGTTGGGCTGGCAGATAAACTACCAACTGTGCTAGCAAATGTTATCGGCGATCCGACAGTTAAACTAGCACTAGAACTCAATGTAATGACTGTAGTACTGCTTGAGTTTACTGTTACAGTGGTAGCCGCAGTAATTGAACTGATAGTTCCTTTTGGATATCCGCTACCTGGTTCAACCATGCGTATCTCAGTAATTGCGTTGCTTGCCACTTTTGCTCTAGCCTGTGCAGTTGCGCCAGTGTGTGCAGATACTGCAACTGTTGAACTGGCCGCGTTTGAAATGCCTACCCACAAAGGATTATATCCAATAGTTGAATTAGTTAATACACTACCAAATGTTACAGCTTGCCATGTAGTAGAATTTGCAAATGCTTGTAACGACCAGTTAATACCGTCAGAGCTTACAGCACAGAAGTTATTAGAACTGCCTTTGGCCACTGCCATAAACAAGCCTTCGCCGTAAGCAATACTTGACCATGTTGCCGCACTAGGCAATCCTGGACTGCCAGCTGCCGTAGATGCAAACCAAGTAACACCTAAATCGTAACTGTAAGCTGTTGTGGTGGTGCCAGATGCTATTGCAACAAAACGTCCATTACCATATGTAATGCCGGTCCATGTTGCAGTACTAGGCAAAACTCCGCCTAGTGCCCATGTGTTACCATTTGTTGATTTTGCAGTAGTTGTACTGCCGCTGGCAATAGCAATATAAGCACCGTTACCGTATGCAACACTAGTGTAAGTTACTGCACCAACTGTATTAGCGGCCGCTGTCCAGTTGGTATTTGCGCCATCGCTAGTATATGCCAATGCTGGAGTAGTAGTTGTTCCGCCAACAGCAATCCATTTGCCGTTTCCGTAACAAACTGAATTAAAGTTTGAACCAGGTAATGTGCCGCCTGCACTCCATGATACACCAGTAGTACTGTAAACAGAACTTGTTGAACTATTTGAAATAGCCAAGAAGCGACTTACAGCATCTGTAACAGTTATAGTTGGTACTGCGGTATATCCGTAACCGGGTATTGTTATAGTATAGCTACTTACACCATAGTTGGTCATTGTTGCTGTTGCAACAGCCAATGTACCAACATAAGTTAATGCAACTCCGTATGTTCCCGCCGAGCCAGTTCCAGATGTAAATGTTGGAGCGGCAGCGGTAAACGTTCCGTTAGCACCTGCTTGATAGTAAGTGGTTGTAAATGTTGTACTATTATAATAAGAATAGTAAGTGTTTAAGGTAGCTGATCCGCCGCTACTCCAAATTGTTGCACTGTATGGAGGTGCAATAACAACTGAGGGAGTGCTGTAATAGTTTGAACCCCATTTTACAGGTGTAACGACAGTAACAATACTGGTTACTGCGGTAACTGTTGGTGTAGATGCATATCCGTTTCCTGGAATTATTACAGTTACTGATGAAATTGCGCCGTTTAATACTGTACATGTTGCAGTTGCACCTGTGCCGCCGCCGCCCGAAAATACTATAACAGGAGGAGTTAAGTAGTTAAATCCGCCACTGACAATGTTTACTCCAATAATTTGAGAATAGCTGGAACCTGTAGTTCCAACAACTGCTGTTAATACCGCGGCTGATCCGCCAAAGCCGCCAACTGTAACTGTTGCAGAAGCGCCAGAGCCGCCACCAAACGCAATGGATGACAATGAAGTCACACCCGATGCACCACCTGCATTCCAAGTTTTTCCGTCTGTACTGTAAGCAGTGGTAGTACTACCATTGGCAATAGCTACATAACGATTAACTCCGTAAGCAACAGCTTGCCAAGTTGCACTTCCTATAGTTCTTGCTGTACTGCTGAATCCTGGGCCAGTATATGAAACTGCTGGCTCAATAATGTATGTAGTAGTTGAATCCATTGAAGTTTGGATTGCAGTTCCTGGAACAATATGATCCCAACTTGCGGCATATAGCGACACTGATTGACTAGTAGTAGTTGTAATAGCTGAAGTAAATGCCACGCCGCCTGATGTGTCCGTTACTGAGAATGTGGTCGTGTTGACAACAGTTTTAACATAATAAACAATATTTGTTAATAATCCGCCAACCGCAGACGCTACATAGAATGGCATGTTGGCATATAATGTTGCTGTACTTGCAACTGTAACAGTTGAAGGTGTACCGTTTGTTGTTGCTGTAATAGTCAACGTAGCAAATGATGGTCTGATAATTTGGGCAATTTTACTGCCGTTAGTATATGAATAAATTGTTGCATATTGACCTACACCAGTTCCAGCAGTTATCTGAATTTTCATTCCAACATAAGCGCCAGTTAGTGCTAAATCAGTAGCCGCAATAGTTATAAATCCAACTGTTGATCCAGCAGTAACAGCTTGTGCAGTACTAGTCGCAGTTACATAACTACTACCTCCCACACCTTGGCCATTATTCAAGTCAGTTAATCTTGTTTCGGTAACTGCGGCATCTCTAAATTCATCATGTGTTGCAGTTGCATTGTATCCACTACCGCTGATACCTGCTACGCTGTTTGAATAAGATGAACCAGCGTTTCCATATTCAAATCTCAATACTTGATTCAGAACATCGGTGACTACGTTAGTAATTTGTGCGCCGTTGGCACGATTGTTTAATGTTCCGTAAATAGGAGTTTCGTATGTATCAACACCTTCTGCTACAACACCATATGTACCATATGAACTGTTGCCGTTGGTTGCACGAATACGTGCTCCTAGTTCTGCTAGGTATCCTGCATAGCCGTAGTAATTAAACACTGAAACTAGTTCTGATAAAGCGCCGGATCCAGTGACCCAGAAGCCAATACCGTCACCAATAATTGTTGTATAATCGTTGGCAACCATTGATTTATTGCCACCGTTGTGCAATGCCGCATCCACTTTAGCGCCAGAACATGCATAGCCAAACATGGTATTATTTTGAACATAGCACGAACGTGCATAGATCCAACTGTTAGCATCGTTAGGGCCAAAGCCTGGATCAAGTGCCGCATAAGCACCAGCAGTTGGACGTTTGGTTCCAAAGCTGTTTACTACACTTAGATATCCGGTTAATCCGTTCATAGTGGTATTACGTATACCTGAACTATTACGCACTTGGAACATGTTAGATGTGATTGAGCCGCCAGTAACCGCATTAACATATAATTGGGCCGAACGTAATGATTTATAATTTCCCGGGAAATTTAAATCGTAAATCATAGCTGTTATATAAGCATTTGTATCGCGTAAACACTTAGCCAATGAATAGTAATAAGATATAATCATCGAGCCAGCGCCGTTAATAACTTGGAATGGAGTTGTGCTTGATGCAGTGGTAGTCAATACCAGGGTAGTACTGCTAGGAACTGCAAGTACATAGTAAGTTGTTGTCAGTGCAAGATTTCCATATACTCCGCCAGCAACGCCTGTCATACTGCCCGATCCAATACCTAACGTAATTGCAGTGCCGCCGTATGTACTACTTAAAGTAATTGTACTTGCGCCTGAATTTACGTTGATGATATAGTATGGACTTCCTGAGTTAATTTGATTTCCAGTACCAGTTCCAATAGGAGTTCCTGTAAACGTAACAATCATACCAGTTACTAAATTAGTAGTGCTATTTACAGTGACCACACCGCTTGCGGCTGTTGCTGTTGCAGTCGGTGTTGCTGTAACTGCACTGATAATTTGTACAGGATCGCCTATGGATAAATTATGAGCCGCACTGGTTGTTTGGTAATTATTCTGGCCAGTCACCGATGTTGATGCAACAGTTTGATTGGCGTTGACTGTAAACACTGTAGCACTGGTTGTTGCAACAATATAAGTTCCAGCAGTGACGCCTGTTCCGCTAAGAACTGTTCCAATTTGGAAAGTTCCTGTTACAGAGCCACCAGCGGTGAATGTATAACCTGAGATTGTGCCTGCGCTTGCACTGGCACTGGCATTGGTTGTTGAAGTTATAGTTCCACTAAAATTAGCAGTGGTATAAGCACTGGCTTCGTATGCTAGAAAGTTTGCATTAGCACGTAAAATTTCTGCACCTTGAATAGTAGCCAAGGTATTATTATAAGTTAATGTGCCGTGAACTTCAGGAGTTGTTCCAATTCCGTTAGTTAGGATATTAATAAACAATGCCATACTAGAGCTTGCATTGGCAGCGGCTGTACTATTTCCTGCTAGTGTAGTAGCTATTTGACTTGTCAAATAATTGAATGCCGCAATAGTTGCTGATTTTTGTATGCCAACCACTCTGCTAGCCTGTGCTTGATAGTAACTCATTCCAGCTTTTACTGTTTGATAATTACTTCCAAGTATTGAATCGTACCCTACGCTATCAATTAGTAATCCAATGTCTCTATAGCAAATAGTTTGTAAGTATGATAAGTTTGGAAAGTTAGTAGAAATATAATTAATAACACCTGCTTGCAAACTTGCACGAGCCGCACTTAATACAGCCTGACCCGATTGTAGTGTAGTACTGGCTTGACTATAAGCAGGCAAACTAGAAACTTCAGCAGATATGGTTAAACCTGAACCGCTGACAAACGTTGTTATTACAGATCCGTTAAAACTATTGGATAATTGGAATTGTGTGCTAGTTAAGCCTGTACTTGAAACAAAATAAGCAACATTAGATCCAGTGATTGTAGTACTTGATACAGTTTGACTTATATTAACTGTATATGTTCCAGTACCGCCAGTTCCGGATACTAATGCAGTAATATATGTTCCTTGTGCAACACCTGTGCCGGTTATAATTTGACCAACTGCAAATGCACCAGTTGGTGAGCCGCTTATTGTTAGAGTATATGCACTAATGACACCTGTTCCAGATCCTGGAACAATTACAGTATCGTTAGCATTCAAATTATGTGTTGTACTAGCTGTAAATGTTGTTCCTGTAGCAATAGTATTAATTGTAATCTTAGGTGCACTGGTATAGCCGTTGGTAACAATATTGGTAATATTGGTCATCAATGTACTTACTAATGTCGCTTGAGTACTTGTTCCACTAGCGCCAGTCACGCGAGGTACTGTAGTTTGTAACCTAGTGTATGCCGCGCCTTGTGCAAGTGCTTGAGCAATGGTGCTGATCTGCGATATGCTGGCTAACCAAGCTGTTTGTTCAGTCGAAGCTAACAAGAACTGTCCAGTAATAAAACTATAGTATGCCTTGGCAGCTTTAACAGTGGCATAATTTCCACCATATGTCAAATCATAACGTAGAGCATCAATGATATATCCTATGTTTTGCTGATATACAGTTTGACTATAAACTAAACTTGCATAGTTAGTCGTAATGTATTGAATAATTTCGGCTTGTATAAATGCTTTATTTGCAAAAATAATTTTTGCGGCATTTCCAGTATTAGTAACAATATTACTAGGATCAGGCCATGTAAATCTTGCTGGAACACTTCCGCCATTAACATAAGCAATTATGTCATTAATCATGTTAGTCAACTGCGCAACACTACCGCTGGCCGCAATATGACGTGCTTTATATTTGATAAAGTTTACTGCGCCTAATTCTGCGGCTAGTTGGCTTGTTCTTACAATATTAACACTGGCAATATTTCTATTGTATGAACGACCAACAGTTATAGAACTAAAGTTACTACCAAATACCAAATCATAAACAAGGGCATCAACAATATAACCAGCATCGCGGCTACATGTTGAACTATTAAAGTTCATTGTTTGATAGTTCTTTTGTACCCATGCAACTGTATCGGCTTGAATTTCTGAACGTTTAGCAACCACGGCATTATATGCTGTTTGTAAACTTGAACTTGTAAGTGCGATAGCACTAGTCGGCAATACGCTTGCATCAGCCGCACTATTATTGATCCAGTCGTTAATTTCAGTCATACGTGCTTGAGCAAATGTTGCCGCTGCCGACGATCCGGCAGTACCGAATGTTACTTGAGATGTTCCTGAGAAACCAGTCGATGTTGTTACTGTTTGCGCTTGGATAATTTGTCCTAAAATAGTAGACAAACGTCCGTATGCGGCAACAGTTGCGGCTTTTTCTGTTGTAGCGATAGTTGTAAGATAGTTACTGTAGTAAGAACTACCTGCAATTAATGTTTGATTATTACAACCATAAGTCATATCAAACTGCAATGCATCTAGCAAATAACCAACGTCACGTTGGCATGTTGCTTGTACGATTGCAGTCCAAACAGAACTATAGTTATAAGCTAGATAAGCCGAAATTTCATCTTTAATAAATTGATAATTTCTTATAATCTGTGCAAGACCATCACCATAGCCTACTAAGAATGAAGAGTTATATCCCGTAACTGGAGGAATTGTAAATGCTTGGTTAAGACTAGTTATAGTACCTTGTACAGTAATTGAGCCAGTTGTTGTAGATGCAAAACTTACACTAGTTGTTGTACATGCTGTAACAGCATAGTAACTATTATATCCAACTGGTGTTACTCCGTATACTTGTATGTTTTGTCCTACTTGATACGGAGGTGCGCTTTGAATTGAAAAATTCAATGTAACTACTGATCCAGTTGCACTTGCTAAACCAGTAGTAGCTAACGATACCACTGCAGGTGCTGTTGGTACATTACTAATACCATTATTAATAATGTCGTACATTAAATCACAATTAGTACTAACTCTAGTTGTTGCTAATGTGCTACCAACATCGCCCGCTGGCAATGAAGTAACTTGAGTTTGTGTATTTCCGCTAGTAGCAGTAACAGTAGCATTTGATAATAAAGTAGGCAATATTGTTTGGATACGAGTTAGTGCCGCTATTGATTTTGGTTTATCAGTGGCTAGTAATGCAATAGCTTGTGCTGGCTGGATAACTGTACTTCGTAGTTCGTCTCCTACTATTGCTGTATATGCTGGAAGTATGATTGGTAAAATTTCATTGTACGTGCCAGTTTTAACACTGACAGTAGTATTTGGATTGATTACGTTAGCAATACCAGTATTGGTTCCAGCAATTAACGCTGTGGTTATAATACTTAAATTGGCCTGAGTAATTGCCAATGCTGTTGATTCAGCAGTCAATGTCGAATCAATAATTTGTAGAGCTCTAGTAGAAATACTAGTTAATGTTTGGTAATTACTTGCCGGAGCAGTATTTGCCAATACACTGGCGAATAATGTATTTGCTAGATAATTGTAACTGGCTACAGATTGGCTTGCTTGATATCCAAACGCTGTGGTAATGTATGCGCCGTTTGAGAAATAACTTTGAGCCGCTGTATAATTTTTATAAGTGCCACCATGTGTTAAATCAAATATTGCCGCATCAACTAGATAACCGACATCGCGTTCGCACTTAGCTGTATTGTAAACTAGCGTGGCAGTCATTGCCGTAGACCCAGCAGTTAAAACAAGAGCCTGGCCTCCATAAGTAGTTGTAATACTAAAGTGAGTTGAATCAACAATACTTTGTACATAATAAGTTTGGCCTGCGGTTACTCCGCCACCAGTCCCTGAAAAACTGATTGGCATACCCACTGTCATAGTTGCAGTAGTTGATTGATATGAGCTACCTGCACCGACAGCAAATGCTGTTGTACTAGCAGATAATACACTATATGAATATTGGTATACAGTCCATGCACTAACTTCTTTCATCATAAACTGTTTGTTTTTTGTTAATAATGCTCCAGCATTGGTATTTAAATAACCATCTTCGATTTGTTTGCAAGCATAACGAATGGTCGCCCAAGGTTTATCAATAGTTGTACCTTGTCCGTTAGTAGTTGCATCTGTACCGTTAGTTGCTACGTAAACAATATTGTTGATTTGTCCGTAATATTGCCACGCTGGAATAGTATTGTTGACACGTAATAATTGTCCGTCAGTACCGATTGGTAGGCGTGTCGGGCCGTTTGCTCCGTAATAGAACATATCGCCCTGTGTGGTTAGAACAGCTGACTCTGCGCCGCTGGCTAGTAAATTCCAATATGTTGCTACAGTATCTGCATCTGGGCGATTGCCGCTTGTTGCCACGTGTGCCGATACACAAATATAACTGTTTGCTCCAAAGTACACACTGTCGCCTAGCACATAGGCAGTACCAGTAACCCATGTAACTGAATAGCCTGTTGCACTTATACCGCCTGATTGAATTACTCCACTACTAACAGTATTAACTGTAATTGTAATATCGTTTGCTGGACTAATACCGCCAACACTAGTACCTAAAATCTTTATAGTATTGTTTGTTCCGTATCCGGTCCCGCCATTGTTGACAGTAACAGTATATATTGTTTTGCTTGCAGTAATATTGAATGTTGCACTCGAGCCTGTACCAATAATATTTGTTCCACTAACGGCAGAATAAGTTGAATTTGTTGGGTTCCAACGAATACCAGAATTTAATCTTGTCCAAAATGTGGCAAATGGCGGTGTTGGATTAGAGGTAACTGTAAATGCACTACCGCTACTAGTGCCGGCTGTAAGAGCAGTTGCACTTCCAGCACTTATAGTTGTTGCTACTTTAAAGTGGGTACTATCAACCACCGCTTGTACATAATATTGTTGTGATGTTGATAATCCGCCAATTGCGGTTCCTGAAAAATTAATAGGTAAATTTAAAACTAGGCCAGCAGTTGAACTAACGGTAATTTGATTTGGAATTGATACGTCGCCGCTGGCAGCGGTTGCTGTTACATTTAAAGTTACCGCACTGTTGTCAACTGTTGCAAGATAAGTATATCCGCCTAAACGCACAACATGACCAATTTTATAAGAGTTTGAATTTACCCAATCGCCTTGGAAACTAAAACCCGATGTGAATGGTTGCCAGTATGCCGTAGCAGTACTAGGAATTTGATTTAATCCGTTTTGAATAGCAGTATATGTATTACCGCCATAAGTTACGACATCACCTAGGATGTAATTAGTTGCGCTTGACCAGCTGTTAACAAATTCAAAACCACTTACAAACAAACTAAACTTAGTACCATCTAGGGTGGTGCCAGAAGATGTATGTTGTGTCGTACAAATCCATAGATCAGCACCGTAGGTTACAACGTCGTTTAATCGATATCGAACACTACTCCCACTCCATGTACTGCGATAAATGATACCAGCATTGAATGTATCCCATTTGCCAGAATCATTTTCTAAACCTAATGTAGTTGTGTTTGCGGATATGTGTGCGGCATTACATAGATAGCTATATCCGCCATAGGTTACTAAATCTCGAACTTTATATCGCGTGTTAGTAGACCAAGATTGAGACCAATTAATATTTGACGCAAAAGCAGTCCATTTCGCTTGATCGTTTTCTAAACCAAATTGATTTGTTCCTGTCACGGTTCCTAAAGTTACAACAGAATAAGTTCCAGTTAGTGCAAATGTCAGCTGTGTGGTTGAGCAAGTTACAACTGTGAATGTTGTGTTAACAGTATTAACTACAGTACTAGTTGATGTTGGACTGAATCCAGCCAACGTGATAGTTGAACCAACAAGAAACGGCTGTACAATCTGACTTGAATAAGTCAACGTCGCAGTGCCACCGCTGACTATAAATCCAGTAGCAGTTATTGTGGATGTTGTAGCAACGCTAGTATGCGGTGTAACACACTGGTATACAATTCCGCCATATAACGCTTGATCGCCCGTATTATAATACGTATTATTAGCCCAAGAGCCTGTCCATTTTGAGCCATCGGCCACAAGATTCCAGTTGGTTGGATTAGCAGTTAAATCTGTTACAAACAAAGACGAAGCCGTGTGGCTAATTACACAAATATATGTTTTTCCGCCTACTGTAACAACATCATCAACTACATACGCAGTGCTAGTTGCCCAAGCACCTTGATAAACAAACTTAATCCTACCAAGTTTAAATTCTGCCATTTTATTATTCCTCTGATAATATTTATCTTAATTAAAATTATTAAGTTTTAGTTTCTACGAAAAGCGTTTCTTGCAAAAAAGTCAAAAGCCGCCATATTTCCGTCAACACTTGCGCCTGCGCCTTGGAACATTACTTTACTACCCATTTTTACACTACCAGTTGCTAGTGTCGATCTAATGTAGTTAGGATTTCCCACGGTTACTGTACCTGCTGTCAATTGTCCAGTGCTTGTGTTTGAGCCACCTTGACTCAATCGACTTGCCAAATAAGTCTTAACTGCTTTTTGTGTCGGTAATACACTGTCGGAGTTTGCAGTAAAGGTACTATCAGTGCTGAACTGTGTAATTACAACACTTGATCCGCCAACTGCAATACCGCCTAAACTCAGCGTGTTTAGTCCAGTTAATCCAAATTGACTTGCACTTAATGTAATAACACCAGTCGCTTGCTGGACTCCAAACAAACTACCAACCTTGAAGTTACCGTCTTGGTCGGTACTTGTGTAAAATACACGACCGTAGTTTGCTTCCACTGTTTGATTTTGATAAAGTGCTACATAACCGTTAGCTGGAAAACCTGGATAATTACTTGTTATAAAATCACCATAACCAATATTTAAAAAGTCATGATTTGTTAAACGTGCTTGACTGTACTTACTTCTTATCTGTATTGTTGTGCCATTGGCCACGGCATTGGCTACACTAACTGAAGGGCTTAAACTTACATTAGCTTCTAAATTTGGAACAGTTGTACCGTAAACGGCATAAGCACTAGTAACTTTGTACGCCGTAGATACACCTGCAACTGTTAAACTATCGCCCGGGCTTGGCAAACGTGTAAGATTATTTAAAATAATACTTAGACCGGTTTGATATTGATCTGCATAACCATTTCCAGTTATATAAATTAGTGTACTATTACTATTATATCCAGATCCTCTATTAACAAAAGTTGGGCTAGCCAATACACCGTTGCTAATTCGCGGAGTAACTACTGCTAAACTTGTGACGTTAGGGTCAGTAAATGTAACTGTAGGAATTTGAGGTCCGAAAATACTTATACTACTTGTATATCCAGAGCCCGGTTCAAACTCACTAATACTAGTTATGACACCAGAAGTAATATTTCCCCGACCTTTTGTTCGACACCCTGCACTCATGTAGATTGCAGTTGATGAACCGGCTAATGCCGAAAACGTACCGTTATAATATGTACCAGTAAATCCAAATGCCAATGCTGTATACGATGCAGACGGAACGCTTTGCTGACTCCAGTCTAAACTACTTTCGCTGGTCCATGCTGTAGTACTCGATGCAGAAATTGCTAAAAATACTCCCTGGCCGTAGGCAATTTTATCGGCTGCAATTGGTATAGTAGCAGTATACCAAGTTTTGCCATCAAACGAGTATGCTGGATATGCGGTGGTAGAAGCCACCGCAGTAAATCTGCCTTGGCCGTATGCAATACTAGACCAAGTAGACGAACTTGGTAAGTTACTGGTAGTCCATGTAATGCCGTCAGTACTATAAGCCGCTAGACTGTTACTAGTAATAGTGCCAGCGCCGCCCGTTGTTGATGTACCGTTAAAATATCTAACAGTGGTAGTATCACAATAGGTAACAGTTTGTGTACCGTTATATCCATTTTGATTTATGCCCGTTACTGTTATAATTTGTCCTACTGCATACGGTGCTGTAGCTTGTGCAGATGTAAATGTTAATGTTGCTACAGTTCCAGATCCAGTTGCTCCTGATACAGATAAATTATTAGACCCATTGGAAACTGCCACAAATAAATTTGCACCATATGTCACACTGGTCCATGCTGCCGATGCTGGAAGTGTACTCGATGTCCAGGTTGCTCCGTAAGTAGTGCTGACTGCGGCAGCAGATGATGCTGTAGCTAATGCAACAAATTTACCCGAACCAAATGCAATAGTATTCCATGTAGTATTGCTAGGTAATGTGGATTTCCTCCAACCGATACCGTTACTATTAGAATATACTGCGGTAGCACTTGTTGAATTAATAGCCACCCAGTAGTTGTTTCCATATGCTAATGCTGTCCATGTGGCACTCAGTGGAAGAACAATGCTGGTCCAAGTGGATGCATCTGTACTAACAGCCGCAGTGGTATTTGCATTTCCAAGGGCCATCCAATAATTATTGCCATATGCCATTGCACTATACGTTGCACTCAAAGGCAATGTAATTGGACTTGTAGCTGTAGCCTGATAGAATCCCGGAGCTGTAAATGTAGTTCGAGGTTCAATATAGTAAATGCTAGAACTATCCGGATTTACAGATGGCTGGCCTGGTGTGACATGATCCCACCCTAATGCCGCAAGATTCATAGACCCTGTTTTAGAAGCCAACGTAACCGGAGTACCGCTTCCTTGTGTTGTAGTTACTGTAATGGTACTCGACGAAGGTATTGTGTTAATATAGTACGTAGTACCCGCTGTAATGTTTGAACCACCAAATAACTGTGTAGAGAATGTGGCATTCATAGATCCTATAGCAAGAGTTAATGTACTCTTTTTAGCTGTAGTTGTGCCAACCATACTTCCTGATGCTGTTAACAACGAAAACGATGCTCCTGCGGTTTTACCTGTACAGCTTCCAGTTAATATCGAAGTTCCGGATACTGTGTTCAACGGAACAACACTGCCGCTTGGAGTTTGACTAACGGTAAATGTATTAGCATCGTTAATAACTAAAATATAATATGTTGTTTCAGCTGTTAAACCGCTGCCAAAAGTGTTGCCAACAAATATAATCGGTTGTCCTATAACTAAACTAGCAGTAACATTAGAACCAACAGCATATATCAAGTTGGTAGTAAGATATGTTGCAGTTATATTCAAATTAATTATATTACTTGCAATGGTAAAAGTAGTATTATCAACGATTGAGCTTATATAATATTTTGTACTTTCAACAATGTTACCATATACAGTACCACTAAAAATAATTGGATTCAGCGGAGTTAATGAACTAGTTGTAGATACCGTTAATAAATTAGTTCCAGATGTAGTGTTTGTTATTGTTACATTTACTAACGACGGAGCTACTGTAAAATTATTGACATCTATTATATCTTGAATATAATAAGTTACCCCGTTACTTAATCCGCCCAGTGCAGTTCCGGTAAATTGAATTGGATAATTAACTACCATGTTTGTAGTAGATGCTGCCAGGTAGCTGGTGTTCGAACTAAAATTCATAACCATCGGTGACGCTGGTGGTGTAGCAGTACTTAGCGGCCACACAGTTCCAAAAATTTGCGAACTAATTTGAATAGTAACACTGTCAATAATTGCATACACGTAGTAGGTATATCCTGTGGTTACTGTACTAAACACCGGTGAAGTAAAAGTTATTGGGGTGTTTACTGCCAAACCAACTGTACTTCCTACGGTCATTTGATTTATAGTTCCGCCTACAGTTGCAGTCACCGTGGTTTGTGCTAAAGATGTGCTGGTAACAGATGTTGTGTAGTATGTTGGTATAAACTGTAAGGGCATTCCAACCCACAAAGTATTAGTATTATAAGAACCGTTTAATGTCATAACGTTTCCGGTAATATTGGTAGAAATAATAGGAATACTTGTGAACGATTCTTTTAATACATACGCAACTTTGGTGCTGGCATTGTAGTTTGAAATATAGCCGTATTGTCCTGCGCCAGTACCGTTATTGATAAACACTCGCATGCCAGTGTAGTTGGCCGCAGTATTGGTATCTGCTTGTGCAATTTGTATAGATACAGATGTACCAGCTTGTGCATTGTTGCTGGCTGTAAGATATCCTGTTCCGCCCGCGCCGGATCCTGGATCGGTGATGCGTGTTTGGAAAACCGACCAGCTTCGTGTCTCATCGCCGATGGTCGATACACCGGTACCGGAACCAGATACGTTGAAATTAGCATAAGCAGTAAAGTTTACATTCAACGTATCTGAATAAAAACTCGGAGCATAAGTGCTTGATGATATTTCAATTTGCGGAGCGTAGAAATAACTGTAAGTTCCAGCATTGCCGCTGGTGCCTTTTGGATAAATTCTAAAAGTAAGTTGGTTATTTAATCCTGAAGTATCGTTGATTGTAAACCATAAACGATACCAACCTGCAACCAATGATTGTTGTGCTCCGTAATTTACTGGTAAGAATCCAGTAGCACTGCCAGGAGTCACTGTATTTGCTCCAAAGTTATATGTAAGAGTGCTCGTACGTGTGCTAGTACCACTAAACTGTCCCCATAAATCTATACTTGATGCTGTACCAACATAGGTATAAACACTCAATGTGTAATTTTGAGCACTGCCCGAGGGCACTGTTCCTGATACTGAAACAGTTAATATTGCACTACCTGTGATTGATTGAATAGTAAGATAACATTCATTTACTCCTGCTTTGCCGCCAAGCAAATTACCTGCTATCACCAATTGCTGAGATGTATTATAACCTGTACCACCGTTCGTCACTGCAACGGTATAGGCAGTACTTGTTACGGTAACTGTTACAGTGGCATTGGATCCAGTACCAGCGCCGTAATTAGATGGTTGAATGCCAGTATACACCGCGCCTGCTGGATTAATAGTTATTGTTTGCTGTACATAGCCTGTTCCAGGAGTAGCCGATGTGCCAGTTAATGCCCATGCTTCTGTTAATCCTGTTGGAGCAGTATAAATTTTGTTAAGAGAAATATTGCCGTCGTTGGTCCACGGACTTGTTGTAAGCTGGTTACTATAAAATAGCATGTTTGTAGTAGTAGTGTTATAAGCACTCCCTGCATTGCTGTAATTTATTTTAATCAGCTGAGCGTTTGTTCCTAAACTACTTTGTACTTGTGCTTGTACCTGTGTACTTTGATTGTACACAATACCGGTAGCTGGTATTTCTGTAGAATCAAATCCTGTAGCTATCACACCGTATGTACCGTATGAACTATTGCCGTTGGTTGCACGAATACGACCTCCTGCTTCGGCAAGATATCCCGAGTATGCATAATAAGAAAACACACTTACTGCTTCTGTTTTTGAATCCGGACCGTAGCACCATATACCAATGCCGTCACTAATAATTTGTGTAAAATCATTCGACGTCATTGATTTATTTCCGCCATTGTGCAAGGTACCATCGATCTTCATACCCGAGCACCCGTTACCGAATGTGGTAACGTTTTGTACATAGGGGCTACGACGGAAAATCCATACACTGGAATCATTTGGGCCTGTTCCTGGATCAAATGCACAATAAGATCCGCCGGTTGGACGTTGAATATAATTTGCATCAACCGCACTCAAAGTACCTAACAGTCCTACTAGAGTCACATTACGTAATCCAGTAGCATTTCGCAAACGGAACATGTCTTTTAAACAATCGCCTGCATACGCATACATGACTGTACTGGCCGCTACTGTTCCAGACCCTGAAGTAAGTGTTACTGGCGCACCAGTAGCTGTGATAGTAGTGTTTACTATTGTAGTTGAACCTAACTGATTAACAGTTATAGTATTTGCCACTGCATTAGTAGCCGCAATTCCGATTCCAGTAATAATTGTATTAGCTGGCAATCCGCTGCCAGTAAGAATCGCACCGACTACTAAACCGTTTATATTTACAACATCGGTAATTACATAGCTGTTTAGCGTTACTGTTCCTACAAAAGTAGTAGTCGCACTGGCTACAATACCAAATTTTGTTGAAGTAATTGTTGAACCTTTAACATAATAAGTCTGGCCAAGAGTAACTCCTCCAAATCCAGTAAATGACAAACTAGTGTTAATATTTGGATCAACAAATTGCACTGGCATTTGATCGGTAAGGCCAGTAGTAGAGTTTACTGTGAATAAACTTGTGTCGCAAGAATACACAGTCATTGTTATACTAGTTGCAGGTTGTATTACTACTCCGCGTAATTCGTCTCCTATAACAGCAGTGTTTTCAGGAATTGCAATTGGCAATGTTTCAGAATATGTGCCTGTCTTGACAAAAATACTGGCTGTAAGTCCATTATTTTGTGGAGGAACAGCTTGTGTACTTGCTGTAGACAATGCTGTATATAGTATAGAAAATAAACTTGCTATACTAGCGGTTGCTGAAATTTCTGTGCCAAATGCTCCGCCGTTGTTAGCCGAAGTCACTTGGTATACTAAATTGCTAGCAATAACGTTATTAAGAGATTGATAATTTTGAGATGGAGTACCACCATTCAATGCGCTATTGATGAGACTAAGAAGCTGATTAAGAATTGGCAAATAGTAAGGCACATCTGCTGTAACTGCGGCATTAAAAAATTGATTTGTACTACCGTATTGAAAATATGCCAACGTGGTTGCTACTGTTTGACTGTTGCCGCCGCGTGTTAAATCATAAACAAATGCATCAAGTATAAATCCAGCATCTCTCACAGTTTTTGTTCTATCTAACACATAAGAACTTGTAAAAGGAGAAAGATTATTAGTAACCTGGTATGCTACCCAATTTACTAATTCAGTTGTAATCCAAGTATGGTTTGCATTAATTGAATTTGCAGACAACGGATATAATACACCGTTACTGATAAAATTACATGCATATCTAATAGTTTTCCAAGGCTGATCCCAAGAAGTTCCGTAATCTGCACGGTCTATTCCTGTAGGTGCAACATAGTATACATATGGAACAGTATTAATTTTTGTCCAAGTTGGAGTATTATTTGTACTTCTTAAAACATAACTGTTAGAACTGAGTGGTATAGCATTGTAGCCTCCCACTGTGCTACTATAAATTTCAATGTCACCTTGTGTATTCATCGCATTTTTTCTTGCGTGAGCTATGAAAGTAGTCCAGTATGTATTTGTTAGATCATTATCAGGGCGTGTTAAAACAGCCGCAGTATGACGTTGTGTACAAATATATGTGGAATTTTGCCAAATAGCAAGATCGCCGATGGCATAAGTGGTCCCACTCGCCCATGTTTTAGTCCAATAGGATCCGGTTACAACTAATTTCCAATAAACGTAATTTACACCAACAAAATTTAAAAACTGGCTATTTGTTAATGTACCGTCTGGTGCTTTGTTCAGTACTATGGTATTTGAATTGATTGCCGCAACAACCTGGCCTTGTGTAATGCCTACACCAATTACGTTCATACCTAATTGGATGCCTGCCGTGTTAAGAACGTTTACATTTACGCCACTGCTACCGGTAGAATTATAAGTCTGTTGTATTACAAATGCTACTGGGTCTTGTCCGCTGTTATCCGATACTGCTACAAACACTTGTCCGTTTCTTCTGATGATACTTCCAACTTTGTAAGTATCCACCGATGTCCAATCACTTCGTATTTCGTACCCTTGATTTAATAAGGTCCAATCAACTGCATCAAGTGACGGAACATTATTTAAATTGTTGGCTGTGGCACTTATGTAATCATAACCGCCATAGCTGACTACATCTCCAAGTTGGAATGTCTTACTTGAACTCCAGGTAGAAAAACTACCTTGCCCGGGAAGATATATAGTCCATTTAGCTGGAGTAAATGTTGCATCGGCATTGTAAGTTATACAGGTATAAAGATCAACATCTAATTTAACAATATCGTTGATCTTGTATCGAGTAGCACTTGCCCAAGCGCCCTTATATTCAATACCGTTTTCAACAATAGTCCAGTTTGATTGGTTGGCTTCTAAGCCCAATAACGTTGTAGCGGCACTTGTGTGATTTGCCACACACTCATATACAATACCGCCGTATTTGACCAAATCGTTGACACCATAAACATAATTTGGAAGCCATCCAGCAGATCGCCATGCAGTAAATGTTGTATAGATAGTCCAGTAACTACTTTGCAAAGCAAATGTTGTACTGGTATGCTGTGTATTGGCATAGTAAACTACTCCGCCAAAAATAACTAAATTACCTAGACTATAAACAGTACTGGTAGCCCAGTTTCCTAAAAATGTTTTACCATCTACTACTAAATTCCAATAAGGAGTTTGAGCTCCGGTTCCGCTTACTTTATATAAGTCGCTATAAAAACTCGAGACGTCTGAAGTATTTGGTAATAAACAGACATACGTTTTACCTTGATATGAAACTACATCGTCGCGGGCGTATGCTGTTGCTGGCGTCCATACACCTTTCCAACTAAAACGCAATCTTCCAATTTTAAATTCTGATGCCATTTGAATATCCTATTAATTTGAACTAACGATTTGTGCGACTGAATATGTGTACACTTGATTAATACGCACTACTAGTTGTCCTTGACTATCTATATAATAATAACAATTTTTATTGTCCCAACGATACTGATCAAAGTATAAATTAGGATAAGGACGACTATGATCTGTTGCTAGCCGTCCATCGAAGAAATCTACGCCATATTCAAAGTTTTCAAAATTTCCGCTATTAGGGCCAGCTACGTTTAAATTAAAAGATGCTGTGCTAGTTAACTGATCTACTTTTTCAAAATACAATGTACCATCATCTGATCTTCGTAGTCCGTAAAAAAATCTAGGACTATCTCCAAGAATATCGTTTAACGATGTATCGCCTATGTAATAATTTCCGCTCATAATATTAATCCTTAAACAATTTCAACCAAACTTACAACAGCATCTACGCTGGCCGCTGTGTTGGAGACGATACTTAATGTGTTACTTCCGCCTAATACTAAGCGTTCTCCGCCGTTGATAACCCGCAAACTTTGATTTGGTGGAATTACTACATCTTTAATATAGTATGCACTGATAGCGGTGGCATCTGTGAAACTTACAACTATAGCTGTAGAAGCAGATCCTGCTGAAGCATTTTGGCTCATAGTGATTGTTCCAGCGGCTATGTTAAAACTGCTGACTGTGGTCAATGCTGGAATATAACCAACAGATGTAAGAGCCGCTCCATTTTGTATTTCACTGAATGTGTTTACATTACTAATAGTTGGGCTACCACTTACAAATGTTCCTGTAAAAGTTGATGTTGGACCCGGATCAGTAACAATTACACTAACTGTAATAAAACCGCTGGTAATATTTGCAAGACTGATGCCTAATACAGTAGTTCTCACGTTACTGCTTGCTGTATAAACAATAGTTGCTGTTGTTCCAAGAGCCGGGCTTAATGCATTTTTAAATGTGGTTGCCATGTTATTATCCTAATGTTAGTGCCCACTGGACACTGATGTCTGACGCTTGGCTAACTGTAATACCACTTTGTACACCAGCAACACTGGTCCATGCAGAACCGTTATAAATTTCAACAGCAAGTGAGCTGTTGTCAGTGTTAAATCGTATCATTCCAGTTGTTGGAATACTTGGGCGCTGTAATGTTGTTCCTGACGGAATAACAACTCCGTTAGTTCCGCCAATATTGACATAACCAGAAACAGTTCCTGTAATACTTGTACTAATACCTAAGGCTTGTGCTGGAGTTACATAATATGTTCCTGCTCCGCCTGTGCCTGTTAATAGTGCAGTAATAATAGTTCCGCTTGTAACTCCGGATCCTGTTAAAATCATGCCTTTGTAAATTGTGGCTGTCGGTGTTCCAGTTACAGTTAATACCGTTGGTGTTACTGTGATAGTTGTATTAGCTTGAGTTAAGTAGTTATTAATTTGCCACTGACTGCCGTTACCAGATCCTGCAATATTGGCTACAATATATGTGCCTGCTGGCAAACTTCCGCCGCTTATTACTTGTCCGATGGCAATTGTTCCGCCAGGCACTGAGTTAACAGTTAATGTTGTTCCGCTTGTACTTCCTGAAAAAGTAAAAGTTGATCCAAGAGCAATAGTCCCATTAAAAGTTGAACTTGAAGTTTGCTGTTGGAAATTTGAAATAGCATTTGGAGTGGTGTTTTGTATAGTGTTTCCACTGATTCTAAAATTACCAATGTTTACTCCGGCAGCACCAGTTGTTATAATCGAAATATCTTGATTGTTGGCAGTATTTGTTATACTATTGCCAGAAAATGTAAAGTTAGCTGTGCTTAAATTGCTAGCAGAAAAAGTATTTAATGTTAAGGTATTAGCATATACGTTTGCCCATTGTAAACTATTGCTACCTAAATTATATGTGTTTGTGGTCGCAGGTAAAATATTACTGCTAACACCTGCGGTAATAGCCACAGTATCGGTCGTTGCATCACCAATTTGAATATTTCCTGCAACTGTAAGTACCCCCTGTACAGTTAAATTACCGGCAGTATTAAAGTTGCCGTTTACTGTTAAATTACCATTTACTGTTGTTGCACCGGTACCCGATGTAGTGAATACAATGTTTTGATTGTAGCTGATTGTGCTAATTGTACTACCAGTAAGTTGTAGATTACCTACTTGCAAAATGCCTTGATACACTACAGGATTTGCGCCGCTGGCTGATAAATTTATAGTGCCGCTTGTACTAGTGATGTTGTTAGAGCTGAAACTAATGGTGCCAAGCGTAGCTGTACCACTAGCATTTAAATTAGTAGTTCGTATTGTACCAACTACTTGAAGGTCGTCTGAAGGAGTGCTGGTATTAATACCTACACGGCGATTGGTAACATCCAAGTATAATAAGTTCGTCTCAAAAGCTAAATCTACACCATTACGAAGTAGATTCGATTTTAAGAGCGGACCCGAAATTCGACCTAAGGCCATGTACTCTCCTCAAACCCCGTGTTTCACGGTTAACCACCTTGCATTGCGGGTTTACCACAGTTTAATATCGGGAATTTTGGTCAAACTCCACAGTAATAGTATTTAGCGGATTGGGTTTTTAACCTAGTATAATGTCGTAAATGACACTAAGATCTGCGGCGTCTGTAGCTGATGTAGAAGCTCCTGAGCCGATAGCCGCTTGCCAACTTGAACCGTTATAAATTTCCAAATACTGTAAAGTAGAGTTATAACGAGTCATGCCAACAGTTGCTGGTATACGTTGTGCGGTAGTTCCTGAAGGAATTACCAGGGCTGTTACATTATTAAAATCCCAATAACCATCACTTGTCGAAAGCAAATTATAAGGTTGATTAGTTGAGTTAATAACATCGTTAGCTGAAAACGGATATATTCCGTTAAGACTAACTTTGCCTGTTCCCGTTGTTGTAAACGTAATATCTTGCGTTGGATTAACGCTACTAATTGTGTAACCTGTAAATCGTATTCCGCCGGCATTTAGGGTTGTTGCAGTAGTTGACGATACTCCGCTAGCAGTTGTAGCGTAGAGATTATTCCATTGTAAACTAGAACTACCTAATGTGTCAGTATTAGTGATACTGGGTATTAAGTCACTAGTTAGTTCAGCAGTAAAACTTACAGTATCTGTTGTTTGGTCGCCAATATTAATAACACCTGTTGCTGATAAATTTCCGGTGACATATCCGTTGCCCGTAATAGTAGTTAAAGATCCTGAGCCGGTAACTGCTCCGTCGCCTGTCCAATTTACAATAGCTGTACCGGACGGTGAAAGATTAATATTAGAATTGGTTGTTGGTGTGTAGATTCCGTTAATATTATCTACATAAATGCCTAAAACACCAACTCCGCTTGCAATAATAGTAGGAGTACTTGCTTGATTTGGAGATACAGTTAGTGTTGCATTAAGGGCATCGCTGATAGTATTTCCGCTGATGGTCCAGTTGTTATTAGTAAATGCTGTATCAACTTTTAAGTTTGTGGTACGTATTCCATTAGCACCTCCAAGAAATAATGCAGTAGGACTGGTGCCGTAATTATTGATACCGATGCGCTTATTAGTAACATCAAAATATAATAAATCAGTATCGAAACTTAAATCGCCGGCTTGAGAATTTTCAAAATTAGCAAGATTATCGGCTAATAGTGGGCCGCTTATTCTTCCTAAACTTGCGGCATAATCTGGAGTTATATCCGCTGCCATATGCTGTTCCTAGTATTATTGGTCAAAACCTGACAATACTGTTACAGGTTTTCCTAAGGGAACTGCGCTGGTAAATCTAATATAATAGCCTGCTGGTCTACTAGATTGTATTGCACGATTAGCGGCAATAGCACCGGTAGTTGGATTGTTGATTGTAATTGTATTTGTTGTTGTATTAACACTGGTTACTGTGGTGCTTGCCGCAAAAACTGCGCTACTTGCTGAACTTGTAAACACCATTGCTCCAGTAGGTGTACTGTCTGGAGTTGAACTGAGTACTACAATATTACTTCCACTCGTACTTACCACAGTTTGAAAGCTATCAAAACCAATACCGTTAACATACATGCCAGCAGTAATACCTGCGTTACTTGCAACAAGTAAATTTGCTCCGTTAGAGCCCGGGCTTGATCCTGCAACATCAAATGTTAATGTTCCTATAGGTTGTGTATTTGCCACAGCGTTTAATACAATAGTCCAACTTCCGCCGCCGCTATTGGTAGCTGATTGCACATATTGATTACTGTTAAAACCAGTTCCTACTATACGTTGTCCTACGACGATTGCTGTACCAGTAAAGCTGGTTACAGTCATAGTAGTTGATACAACTCCGCCTGTATTATAAGTTGCCGTGTTAGCCACTATATTAACTGTTGTACTAACTGTTGTCGTAGGAGCCGCAGTGGATAATGTATCTCCTACATTGATATCAAGTACTGTTGAAAGAATCAATTGAGTCGATGACGTGCCAGCCAATGTTGTGACAACTGATTCAACAATTGGATTTTGAGCAAGAAGATAATTTGTTACTGCAATTTGCAATACGTTTTCTACTACCACTATTAAATTTTGTGGCCCAAAAGTTGCGCCGCTTTGTACTTGACTTGGAAAAGTTCCTGCCGATAACGGCCCAAATAATGTGTTAAGTGCATTACCATTACCCAATGTTTGTTGTGTAATTGCTGTTGATTCTTTGAATCTTAAGGCACGCCATCCTGTTGCTTGATATACCATAACTTGGTTAGTTGTTGTATCATAACGCATCATACCAGTTGAAGGAGCACTGGGTTGACTACCAGTAGGTCCGTTTGGCAATACCAAACTTCCTTGTCCAACAGGGCTGACATAAACGTTAGCTCGTGCGGCATCAGAATACAATGTTGTATTATTTGCGCTTCTTCTATCTAGTGCTTGACGTTTTAAAAATCTCATTATACTGCCAATGTGCTTATGGTAAATGTTAACATACTAGCAAGACTTGCTATGGCAATCAATACATCGCCGTTTGCTAAAACTAATTTTTCTTGATCTAAACTTACAGTTTCGCCTGCCGGAATGGGTAATGCTGAAATAATTGTGTGTTTAACTTGGGTGGTTGTCCCGCTGACATCGGCCGCAGGAACGGCAAATAATGTTAAATTACTAGTTGATGCTCCGTAGTTACAAATAATTATAGTTGAAATAGCATTTGCACCGCTACTTGTATACATAACTGAATTACTTGCTGTAACTAATGTATTTTGAATTGCCATGTTTGTTCCTTAAAATAGTATACTCAACAATAATGCTCTGTTTTTTGCAATTAATTCATCATTATAGTTAGCACTATTTACAAAATATATACCTGTCTTACCTGCACCTATGGTTGAACTAGCATAAAGTTCCGCACCAGAGGATGTGTATGTCGGTACACTAACCAAATTATCTAACATTAAATAACCATTTACTTCAACTGCCGCACTGCTGGCCGCAGTTAGTACTAGATTATTTCCGCCAGTGCCACTAATAGTGTTTTGTGTTGTATTTCCACCAATACGTACATTACCTAAGAAGAAACCAGCATTGGTCATAGTTCCAATCGTAGTAGGAGACGATGCGACTTGCGCTTGGAAAGTGATTGTACTACTACCAGCTTGTATACTTGTATTAGCTGTACCTATTGTTGATCCAACTGTTGATGGATATTGTAAATTTGATACTAATGCATTACCTGGAGTGCCGTTCGTATACGTACTTGATACATAATTTTGTAAAAATTTGTATGTTGGAATATCATTATCTCTAATAACATAATTGGCATAATTAATACTATTTGCAACTGTCAATACTTTAGTCGTATTGCGCATGTCAAATACTATATCAGTTGGATTGCCGCCGTTAGTGATGGTTTCAAGAGCCAATCCGTTCAACTTACCATCTACAGTTTTTAATTGGAATACACCGGCTAAATCAGCACCAGTACTTGCTACTATTGTAGCTGTTAAATTAGTTCCGCTACTACTAGTAGTTGTAATAGCAGGGCCGCTATAAGTTGCAGACAATGTAAATGCTGATATACCGCCGGCAGTTGCCACTCCACTAGTTACTGTGCCTCCCCTAGTTCCCCAGTTTATAGCGGCACCACCAAGTGTTGCGGCTAGTGTAACTGTTGTTGAATTTGAAGTTGTTACAGCAACATAGTATGTTGTATTTGCTGATAATCCGCCGCCACTGATGCTGTTACCTGTGGTAATTGTAGTGCCTGCTGTAAGACTAGTGCTAGCATTTAATGTTACTGTGGCAGTGCTTGCAGTTGTGCTATTAATGGTAACTGTTGATCCACTAACGGATACAATATAATAAGTTTTTGGACTTGTATAACCGCTTATACTTCCTGCATTTATTGCGCCAGTAATTGTTACACTTGATCCAACTGTTAAAGGTGTAGTATCGCAACTAAATTGACCAGCTGTGCCGGTAATTTTTACAGTGGTTAATGTTGTTGAAAATTCATCCCAGTGGCTGATATCTTCGTTGAATAAAATTTGTGCAGGCGAACGATATGTAGGATTACCTCGTTCAATTTCAATGCCAGCTGTTCTAACAGTAATACCGTTAGTGCTAGAAGTATCGCCAGAATTTATCTGAATGATATTGTCGGTAATTGCACTATTAGTAGTTTCAATAGTTGTAGTACTACCAAGTACATCTAAATTACCTTTTATTAAAACTGTCCCATAACTTGCTCCGCCCGCTTGTGTATCAAGCGTAATGGTTCCTCCAGTGGATACCTGGACTTTATAATTACTATTGGGAACAACGACTATACGTGACATAAGAATCCTAGAAGGGGACCGAAGTCCCCTGTTAAGTTATTAAGCGTTATCAATTGTAACAGTTGTGCTTGCTACAGCTGATCCTGTTGTCCATAATGCTGTTGCACCGTTAGAAAACTGGAAACTAGAACCTACGTTTTGTTGTAATGTTACTTTGTTTTTTGTTAGTTTAGTAACAAAATATGTATTACCAGCAGAGTCAGTGGCACCAATAGTCATAAACCCAGCTGTTAATGGAGTTGTTGATGTTAATAAACAAACATCAATGCCGTCTGGTGTTTCAACTTTGTATCTACGTGAACCTTTTTGTGCAACAATATCTGATTCGCTGTATTCTTTTGAGCCTGTTGGCAAGAATGCTGATACAATGATAGATGGGCCAAAGTTTCCTGTACTACCATAAGTACCTTGTGTACCGCTAGCAGTTGTTAGAACAGCAGTAAGTGTACCTGAACTACCTGTTAAACCACTAGCTGATATTACCAAATATTGGCTACCAACACCAGTTGTGCTGGCAATTGGACCTGCATCTGTTGTGATGCCTACCGCTGTGCTAGTAAAGACGTTTGCATAGGTTGAAGCAATAGAAATCTGCTTAGTTGCTGAGTTAACTGCAATAATATAATATGTACCAGCTGTTACACCAGATGAACCACCTGTACCAGTCGTTACAAATTTCTGACCTTGCGCTACTAGACCGTTTACGCTTGACAATGTCAATGTACCAGCTGTAGTAAATGTTAAACCAGTTGTTGTACCAGCCGAAGTTACTTGAGCAGTTGTTGGTAAACCAGTTGCGGCAGTTAATGCCACTAGGGTAATTGTGCTAGTACCGTTAGTTGCTGAAACAATATAGTTGTTACCTGTTGTGTAGCCTGTCCAAGTTGTGCCGCCAATAGTACCTGTTACAGCAATGACCTGTCCTACCCAGAATGTACCAGCAGATTGTGCTGTGCTGAATGAGAAGTTACCTGTTGTACCACTTGTTACTGTACCAAGTGTTAGACCAGCACCAGCTGTTGCGGCTGTGATTGGTAGTGCCGCTGTGCTAGTTGTTACATAGCCATCGCCTGCGGCAGTAATGGTTGCGCTAGTTAAACTCCATTGTGCTACAGCAATAGTGTGACCTGCACCACTTGATGGAACTGTTGTTGCTAGTGCTGTTGTGTTTACAGTTGTGCTTGTACCGCTTAGGTATACTGCTGATGTAACTGTACCAGCTACTGTACCAATAGTAACTGCACCGTTTGAAATTGCAGTTGAACCACCAGTAAATGTAATTGCTGTACCAGCAATAGCAAGAGCATAAGTTGCGGCCAATGTTACTGTAGTTGAGCTTGAAGTTGAAGCGGCAACATAGTATGTTGTGTTAGCGGTCAACCCTGTAGTTGTTGTAACTGTACCGCCAGTGATAAAGCTAGCACCTTGAATGTAGCTACCACTTGTAACTGTAACGGCTGTACCGTTAGTGTTGGTAATTGTGTTACCAGCGATAGTGCTCAATGTTGGTGTAAATTTAATACCTGTTGTTGCTTGTGTTAAGATATCAGTTGCTAGATAAGCTACTGTAGCTGTACCAGCTACTGTGATCTGAGCCGCTGTTGGTGTATATAGTGGTGTACCAGTTGCGCGAACTGCACCTAATGCTGAACCTAGCGGTACTGAAAATAGTAATGTACCAGTACCAGCTGTAATAGCACCAGCTGTACCAGTAGCACTTGCTACTGATTGGCCGCCAAGGCCTGCATCACCTGTGGTTAATAAACCTGTGGAACCTAAATTAAGGTTACCAAAAAATCTTTTTGCTAAAGGACGTCCCATTTTATTTTCTCCTTAAGAAATAACGGCGTTCTAGGCCGTACGCGGTTGGATATCCGCATAAAATCCACACCATGTGGATCGTACTAAGTATTTAGCTGGAAATGAAAAAGGGCTCCGAAGAGCCCTTTTATATTGCTTGCAATATAAATTTCAGATTAACTGAATTTTACGTTTGCACTAGTGATACCAACACGACCTAGATAGTCAGCGGCATTGCCTAGAGAAGAAGCAGTATTGCTCAACTCTACATAACCATAACGTGTCATGAATGAAACGACTGGTTCGAATGTGCTTGGATCTAGAACAACACCACTGCTCATCAATGGGATGTATGGGCAATAGAACGCTGGTGCATCGCTTTCGCTAGCGCCTTTGTATCCGATTAGGATTGATGTTGAATCTTGAGCATATGAGTTAACATATACTTTCATTGCATTATTCAATGTTCCAACAAACTTAGTGTTTGTAGGAGCTTCGAATGTACCTTCTGTTGTACGAGCAAATGCGCTTGTAGTAGCTGATTGCAAAATTGTCAATGCAAATGGGCTAACAACAGCGTAGTTACCAGCACCACGACGAGTACGTTGAGCGATCAAGTTAGCAACACGGTTGATCTGAACTGCCAATGCGGCATGTTCGTCACCGACGAATGTTGCAGTACCAGATACAGCGGCTTGGTTATAAGTCTCAATATCTGAACCAGCTAGCAATAATAAGCTAGCTAGAATTTCTTGGTCGATTTCAGCAGTAATTTCTTGTGCTAAAGCGGCCATGATTTCTGCTTCTACGTCAATACCTTGTTGTGCTTGCGCATCTTGAGCGGCTTCAAAAGTCCAACGAGCTGATAGCTTACGAGTCTTAGCTTCAACTGTTTGTTTCAAGATTTGAATACTTAAACGGTTACCAGCTTGGCCTTCTAAAGTAGCTGTTGAAGCTGCCTTAGCGGTTGCGGCTGCATTACCAGAATAGGCTTCTGCAATCTTGAATGGGCTTAATGCCTCTTCACCAGCTACAACGCCAGCGCCAGATGATGAATCAGCATAACGCACACGTAGTGTGTGAATCTGACCAACTGGACCAGTCATTGGTTGTACACCTAACAATTCATTTGCAATGACTGTTGGCATAACGCGACGGATTACTGGAAGAATCACGCGATTTAATGTTGCGACGTTACCGGCAGAAGTAGCTCCAGCAGTTGGACTTTCCATCAAATACTTGCGAGTATTCTCAAGGGTTACACCCATTACTGATCTTTTAGTTCCTACAAGGCCTTCTAAAAGTGCTTCTTTAGTTTCCTGCCAACGTCCGTTAAGTAGTTCTGACATTTAAATTCTCCTTAAATTTTTAGTCCAGCTAGACGACGAATATCGATGATATTGTTATCGCTTTCACTGCTACGTGTGGTGTTGGAAACTTTGTTCCCTGTTATTTCTTTAGCCTCTACTAATGCCTGTCTTTGAGTTGTTGTTTGTTTTTGAGGAGCTTTTCCTGCCACTACAGCTGGTAGATACTTGTCAAAACTTTCTACAAGTCTTGATGTTTTCACAGTCTCCATCAATTCGCTCATTATTCCTTGTTGTTCCTTGTTTAAAGGACTCAACAATTCATTCATGATCTTTTGACGCTCAATACCTTCTGCAAGGCGATGAGTCTCTGCTTTTTTGCTTTCTATTACTTTTTGTGCCATCAATACATGAGCTTGCGCTTCTGTAAGTTCGGCTGTTTTCAAGTCTATGACTTTGAGCAATTTAGCAGTTTCTGATTTTTCATTTAAGTAACTGGTCTGGTATTCTGCGGCAAAAGCCTCGAATAACTTACGACCGAAGTCTGAACGACGAGCTTCTTCAATGTCTTCTTTCAATGATGCCATTTCGGTACGTAGACCTTCTGACACTACTTGATCGACCATTGATGCCGCACGTTGTACAAATTGTTCTTTTACTTTAGCAATCTGTTCACGTCCTTCACGAACTAAACGTACCTTAGTCTGAGCTAAGTCTTGCTTGTCTTTGTAAAATTCTGTAATTTCTTGAGCCAGAGCTTCTACTACGAAACTTTCTAGTGTGGAGAATTTCTTCGCCATCTTCATCTGATCTTCATGCAATTCTAATACTTCTGAAGCTAGTTGACGTGTAACAAATTCCTTCATTACTTCAGCATCTTTCTTCATTTTCTTAGCGGCTTTGACTTTCATCTCAGCTAACTGCTTACGATCATCTGCAAACTCAACAATTTCTGTTGCTAATTGGTCGCTGATCATTTTATCGACAGCTTCAATCATAACATTTTTGTCATGTTCATATTTTCTAGAAAACTCTTCGCGCAATTCTTGTGCGACTTGTTCGCGAGCTTCGATAATACGGCTCTCGAACGCGACTTGAATTGACTCTTGGATCTCTTCAGAAATCACATTGTTTTCAAATAACGATTTAAGTGCATCCAACATGTGATTCTCCTTTTATTGGAGGTTGCTTATTATATTCAATAAGCTCTCTTTGAGATATTTCTGTGCTTTAGGATCACCTTTCACCTCTTGCGCTATGCGCAAGGCACTTAATCCGCCCTTATTATTCATAAGGTGTTCATAAATTGGTGTTGGGTATGCGCCTGGGGCACTAGGTTGAGCTACCATATCTACAGTGATAATCTCAAAATCCGATACTTCACCGGATCCGTCAGCTTTGACGTTTCCGGATCCGCGACTACTAACTCCTAACTTAACTCCGCTTTCCAGCATTGTCTTGATTAGTTGTCCCATAGGGGTTGGTAAAATTTTCAGTTTACCATAACCATTTGGGCCATCCATCCACATATTTGTAATCATGTGTGACACACGGTCCAGGTTAATTTTTAGATCATCTGGGTGATCTACTTCTCCGAGAACTGAATAGCCGTTCTGAATCTGATCGTTTAGGGTTTTGACAGCCTTGCCAATCTCATTAACAGGGTAAACACGCTGGTTAGCGTTACGAATACCACCCTGGATGCAAATCCCGGACATGTATAAGTTTTTCCCATCTTTGTCATCAGACTCAACGACCATTTTTGCTTCGTTGAAACTGAGATTCTCTCGGAGGTATAAAGACATATTTTTAATAGTCTCGTTTAATTACTTACGTGCTTTAAGAATACTTGTTGTGTTGCTTTCGCCACGGCCACTTGTATCTTTTGCACCAACTTGCATGCCTGGCTTGTTATACCCAGCTTGACGATCAATACCACCGCCTTTAACTTGAGTTTTAAAACCAGTCTTACCAGCTTTGCCGCCTGGAACATTGATGTTACCTTTAGCATCTGGATTAGGAACAACATTTGGTTTCATTACGCCTGGACCTTGTACTGTCGATTTAGCACCAATATCAGCACTAACTTCGCGGTGGCCTTGAGCGATATTAGCAGTTGTTCCGCCCATATCATTCTTGCCAGCAACAATACTCTTTGTATTTGTTGAGCCAGTTACTGAACCAGCTTGTGCGCCAACGTGTGAGCCTTCTGCTGGATTAGCTGAATCCCAATTCATACCAACTTTTTCTACATATTCACGGATTAATTGCTCATCGCTGTCAATTGACTCGTATGGCATACCTACGTCTTGTGCATCGTGGTGTACGTGATGGATAGTTTTTGTATCGCCACCCATTGATTCGTCTTCTTCGTGATCTGTACCCATGTCGTCACCACCCATGTCTTGACCTGGCTCTAAATCATCTAGCTCGCCACCGTGGTCACCTGCACCACCAGTTTCTTCTTCGTGCTTTTCACCGGATAACATTTGATCAAATTCTGCTTTTAGATCTTCCAAAGCATCTTCTAAATCTTGGACGCGATCTTCAACATCGCCTTCTGGTTCTGCATCGCTGTCACCCATTTCGGTGTCATTTTCGCTGTCATCTTCGCCGTCATCTTCTACATCGCTAGCAAAGTCATCAGTGGCATCACCACCGATATCGCTGTCACTGTCTTCGGAATCGTCGTCTTTGTCTTCCTCATCCTTGGCTGGAGGGAAATCGCTTTCTAGCAATTCTTCGTAAATTTCACGAGATTTTGCTACTACGATGTTGTGGAATAATTCTTTTGCTGTTTCTTGATCTTCATTGATCAATGCCTCAAGCATGGCTTCAAATTGCTTACGATCAGTCATGTTTATCTCCTGTGGTTTTGTTTACAAGGCTGTAAGATATTTACACTATTGTTTAAAAATAGTGCAGATATAGATGAAAAACGGGCCGTTTTATGCCTGTTCTTAATTATGCTGGTGCAGGCTCAGGAGGTTTAGCATACATTGTATGTATAAACTCAAGCTCTGTCTCTTGTTCTAGTATATGTGCTTCACTGGCTTTTCGCAATTCATTAATCTGAGATAATGTTAATCGCGTCTTGCGAGTGTCTTTTCTTTGCATCTCACTGCCGTCACGATTTGCATTGTAACGCATATCGTTAGCAATATGTCGAGTATTAGCATCAATATAAAAGAGTTCTCTTAAAATCATAAAGTATTTATGCAGAAGGAGGAGGAGTACTAGGTGCCGATGCGGCTGGCCCGCCTGGACCGCCACCTCCGGCTTGTTCAGTGCCTGGAGTTTCCATACCTTCAGGTGCTGTTAAGTCGCCTTCGTCATTCATATCACCTGCAATTCCGCCAGCAGACAAGCCTGCACCACGCAATTCTCCAGCACTATCAGTACTAGTAGGTTGCCCTTGGCCTTGTTCTTCGCTCCATAGACGTTCGTTTTCGGCCATCTCGTCGTCGCTTAAACCTAGGAAACGTTTTAGTGCAAAGCGATGACTTACATAAGGAAGCGCCGCTACAGTAGTAAACGATGTAATACGTTCTGCATCAAGTCCTGCTTGACGACTACTTGCAAAATTAAGTGGAGGATTAAAGGTTAAATCAAACAATGTAGCGTCTACATTAACGCCGCGTGAGTAAATGTAGCGTTTAAACTCTTCGTCAAATACTCTAGACACTAGACTTTGTAGTCTTTCACAGTATTTGTTAAAACGTAATTCTTGAATGTATGCTGTACCAACACGTCCATCGTTATAACTACTGTTGCTGTCGTCTGCACCTGTTGGCAAGTAACTACTTGGTATACGCAAACCACGGAATAGCTTGTTAGTAAAGTACTTTAAGTCGTCAATCTCACCTAAATTAGTACCGCCGGGCAATGTTGTAACATCTGACCCGCGCCCATCTGCTGATTTAGGAAAGAAATAGTCTTCGTTAATGCTTAACGGATTGTATGCACTGTCAATAACGTTTTGCCCGCCGCCATTTTGGCTAGGAATTCTACGTTGGTGGATCTGGTCTTTAACTCTTTCCACAAACGCCATAGCCAAGTGACTGGGCATGTTGCCTACATCTATGTGAAAGATGCGTCTTTCTGGGGCACGTTGTATACGATAGATTAGAATAGCATCTTCTAATAGTTCTTTTTGCTTGTAAACTTTAAAGATGTTTTCTAATAAACTGTTACCAAATGGATAGTTGTTGTCCAAGCCTTCTGACAAGGACAAGTGTATAACGTGTTCTGCATCAATAGCATGTTCGCCGTCTTTTTTATCAAAACGTCCTCCAGCAGAAGTAGGAATAGATCCACTCATACCGCGTCCACCCATACCGCCACCCTGGCTTACATTGCTTTGTGTACCACCGCGATTGTAATCTCTTACGTTAGGACTAATTTGTGTAGTCACTAAATTCATAAAATTAGGATTTAAATCTTTAATAACATATTGTTCTGGTTTTTTGCCTTCACTTTCGTTTGCAATAATTTTAACAACTTTATTAGGATCAATATAAAACCATTTTTGATTTTCTGGATCACGAATAAAAAAACTGTCGCCATATTTGAATGTATTGCGCAGAATACGAAAAATACGAATGTCAAACTGCTGTAGTTTGCTCCATTGGTTTAAATATTCACCTAAAATCTTAATCTCAGGGTTGGTAGCTTTGCTACGCCAATCGATTTTAAAAGGACTATGTCCTGATTTTTCTTTTTGTGTGGTAAATTCTGCTAAGATATCTAATGCCGCATTAACTTCAGGATCACTATCCATTGTTTCGTATTGATTATAACGTTCAATTCGATTTGGACTACCTGAATACACATCTGGCAAATAGCTTGAATAATTTGTTTTTGCTGGACCCATACCAACACTTGATGTGCTCGGTCCCAATGCGCTACGACCTGAGCCAACAGCTATTGGTGTAAAGAATTTTTTCCAACTCATATTATTTTGGGTCCTTAACCGTATACGCTATCTGACGATTTTATAGCTCTTACAGTGTTGTTAATGCCATCAACCATAGCTTTATTTAAACTGGCAACTGCCAGTGTATTAGTATTTAACTTCTTCAGTTCGTCTAGCATAGGATTCTGGCCGCTGGACGAGTTAGTAGAACTAGTTACGCTTGCTACTGCACTAGATATAGTTTGTGCAACTTCTGGAGCTACTCTTTGTAACTGGCTTGATAAAATTGGAAACATTCGCATGCCGTCTGTCATACTGGCTATCAATGTTTTGGTTTGTCCGTTGTTATACACACGTGATGCGGCTTCATCTGTTTTGTATTCAAATCCATCTTCACCAAACATTGATGGTCTTCCAGGACTAGTGGATCCTCCATCAAAATGCCTGTCTTGCGGGCTGATATCTTCAACGTTCATCGGTATTGAACCTTTTATCACACTCTTGAAGGCTTTGAGTTTATCAGTTATCATGTCTTCTGGTTTACTTCCACCTGATAGGCCTAGTGCATCTTTGGCTTGGCTCATACCTCTATCATAGCCTTTTCCGCTATTCCAAAACGGATTTAAATTAAATTTTTCAAGTGCTGATCCGGCTTTTCCTAATCCGGTATTGAATATACTAACTGTTTGTATAGTGTCATTGCCTAGATCTTTAATTCTATTTTGTACATTCAGGTATGCCATCGTAGATTCTCTACCTGCATCGTATTCTCCAGGTTTGCCTGGTTGGCCAGAACCTTCGGGCAATGTCTTGATGCCTGCCAGAGTGGCTTCGCCGGTTTTAACAAGTTCTGTCAATGCTTCATCTGTAGTTTTTGTACCTTTGCTTTTAGCAATTACATTTGACACTGCTTCACGTAAAGGCTGTATTTCTTTCAAAGTTTGTTTTTGTTCTGCTGTTAGTTGATCATACTTAGAATACATGCGTGTAGCATTAGACATAACTTCAGAAGTAAACTTAAATTGCGCAGTTTCTAATCCCTTGGCAGCTTTTTTTCGCTCTTCATCGGATTTTGTTACGTCCTGCATAATTCGACTGTTTGATTGTATCAATGCAAGAGTATTAGGTGCCAGCAAGTTTAAAGTTTCTTGTGCTTTACCGTATACTTGACCGTTGTTACCAGCGGCTTGAACAGCCGCATCTCTTAACATAGCTGGCGCACCTTTCATCGAGTCTGCTACAGCGTTAGACAATTCTGCATATATATAATCACCGTTTAATATGTGTTCTTCTTTGGCCGAGTATGTTCTTAAATCATCTTTAAATTCTTTTATAGCGTCCATTTGTTTCTCTCTAGTGACGCCAGTGATTTCAGCAGTCAGCGTCATACTTTTTGCCAACTTGTCTGTTGCGGAGGCAGCTTTTTCCATGCCTTCTGCACTTGATAAATTTAACCCGGTAAAATTTCGGATAACAGTGGCCATGATTTCAGCACGTTCTTTTTCCTTAATACCCAGCATTTGAAAATTCTTTTGATAATCACTTTTAGCAAAAAAATCAACACTTTCTGAAAATAGTATAGTAGACTCGGACATGGATTTACCAAATGCCAGACCACCAGTGCCCATGCTTTTTATCACATCAGAAAAATCATCATATTGTAAACGCATCTTGCCCAGTGCAACGTTCACATTCATAGTATTGCCGTACATTGTAGGACCTAGCTTGCTAAAGTCCTGCCAATTTTTTACACTGTCATCCATGTATCTAATAACGCCGCCGAACGCTGAGCCTAATGTTTCACTTAATTTACCAAATAGCGGACTAATGGTCTTTATGACTACATCTCCTACATCGGGAATCCCTGCGGTTTGCCGTACCAGCTTACCTACAAATGTTTCAACAGAGCCGACGGCTCCAAAAAATGCATTTTTAATTCCACTAGTATCGATGCTAGAATCAGTTTTGTTATAGCTGGATTGCGGATTGTAGTTAGTACCGCCGCGCATTTGCGCCAGCATCTCCTTCATAGTTCGCGTGTTTTCTTGGACTTCGGATTCTATTGACATTTAAATTTCCCTGGAAATATACGTATATAAATACATGTACAATATATTTATCTGGAGAAAAACAATGGATAATCCATTAAAAAAGTATTTTAGACAGCCCAAGATCTTTACTGCGTTGCCTACTAAAGGCATTTTTTCTGAACCCGGTACATACATGGGCGATTTAGAAAGTATGCCAGTATATGGAATGACTGGCATGGATGAAATACTGATGAAAACTCCAGATGCATTATTAACTGGAGAAAGCACGGCTAGAGTCATCGAAAGCTGTTGCCCTGTGATTAAAAATGCATGGGGAATCAGTGTGTTGGATCTAGATCCTATTCTATGTGCTATTAGAATTGCCACGTATGGCAACACCATGAGTGTACGACACACATGCAGTGCATGTGACGCTGAAAATGATTACGATATCGATTTGGGTGATATAGTATCGCATTTTAAAAATTGCCAGTATGACGGTACCATAAATTTAAAAGACATCACTATTCAGTTGCGCCCATTAACTTACAAAGATTGGACTAATTTCCAACTAAAAACATTTGGAATCCAGCGACAATTAAATCAAGCCAGTAAACTTGAAGAAGAAGCTGACAGAAATCAAGTGGTAGGTGATTTATTAATGCAAGTAAACAATCTGCAAAAAGAAATGCTATCGAATCAAATTGACAGGGTTGAAGTTGCTGAAGGAGTTGTTGATCAACGTACTTTTATTAACGAATGGATTGCCAACAGCGAGCAATTGGTCTACGAAAAAATCAAAGAACAAATTGAAAAAAATAGAAAAACTTGGGAAGTGCCGTCTACAAAAGTTATTTGTAATGAATGCAGTGCTGAATCTTCTTTAACCATCAGTTTGGATCAAGCAAGTTTTTTCGGGACAGCCTAACTAGATTATCTAACGAAGAAATCGAACAATACCTAGTTAGGCTAGATCAACACGTAAAGAGATTCAAAACAGAATTATACAGAATCGCATGGTACATGCGGGGTGGTGTCAATGTTAATGATTTGTTTGATCGCTACAGTACAGACGATATAGAAATTATTACAGGTATAATTAACGAAAATATCGAAGCTACTAAAAAATCACAAATGCCGTTAATTTAATAATTTTGGCCGTTGTGATTGTAGTCAAACCCTGTTTTGATTTCAGGGCCATTTACCCTAGCTCCTGCTCGCATCTTAGCACGTTCTTTGTCTATGTCAAACGGCATTGACACGCTGGGTATATCATCTATACGTTGCTTAGTATCAGGGTCAGGTGAAATATCTGCACCTGTTTTGTCTTTGATCCATCCTGTAAATGCATCAATGCCCCAATTGCCAGCCCAGCCTATACCATTTATAATCAATTCTGGTATAAAACTTCTTAACCATTCTTCACCGTCTTTGGTATTCAACCACATGGCAAACAATGCCCAGCCTGCTGTGGCAGCAATAGTAGAAATCACTATAGCGGCTCCGCCTGCTTTGCCACCTAGATTTCTTGCCAGTGTTTGTAGAATTTCTTTGAATAGTGTACCAAGCACACCATTGACTGCACCTTTCATAAGCGGCACAGCAAGTATGCTGATAATACAAACACCAGTGATACCATTTCTAGCACCGATGATGTATTGATCAGTATATTTGTACTGACCGTTTTCGTCTTTCTCTTTGGCCAACTCATTAAGAGCCTGCATCTTTTTGTACCACATGTAGATGGGACCAGCGATGCCTGCTACTTTAAGCAATCTAGTAAGCGTGACTCCCCATTTGGTATTCAATATACCTTCTACTTCTGCGGCATTAGCTCTGCGTTGGGCAAACCAACCTAATTTAGTATCTTGTTCAGGAGTCCATGCATTTTGCATGGCAGAAGGATTGCGTCGAAACGCTTCTCTTAGCGTTTCCATGATTTGATCGTGGCTTAAATTACGAGGATCGAAATCAGATTCATTTATAATGTCTAGAACTTTCATATGTTATATTTACCTATGTCAAGATGAACTTGCGTTCATCTGTTCTTCGCTATCGCTCGAACTTTTATCTAATATAAACTATAGTTAAGTGCGAAGCACTTTAAATATTATCTAGATTGTTCAGTCACACTTAGCCCTGGCGGGCTAAAAATGAACATTATCTGAGTTGAACAGTTCACTTAACGTTACAGCATTACAGTGGCGGTTGTCCGGTACCACGAGCTGAGTCTTATACAACGGCGGGCCTCTACGCATACGTTAACATACGCAAATCCGTGGGTATTTCTCCCTCTTTTAGCCTTGGAAAATTGTCTTTTTACTAGTCAAACGGGTTTACATTTATGTAAGGCATATCCCATCATCGTCCTGTAAAGGATAGTGATCTAGCTACTCTACGCCAATTAGAGTTCCTTGCCGCCACACATCAGAGCGGATTCAGGGCACATTTTTATCGCCGGTGCGGGCTTATTTGGCTTTATTTTGCCTGGTTTTCTTGAAGTTTGCGAATATGTGAACCGTGTACACGCACTTGAATATGACCGTTATAATAGTCATTTGATTCTAATACCCTGCGTGAAAACTGTTCTCTAGCCTCTATATAACTACATTCTGCTTTGCTAGAACAGTAGTAGAGTATCTCTCTTGTAAAATTTTCTGTACCTAACTGCATAACATCCTCGGTCAGTGCTGGACTAGAACCATAATAGTCCCGCCAATCGCTGTCAATTTTGCTACGGATTCGTTTCTTTTTCTTTGTGCCGTTTTTTAATTTTACTGTCTTGTATGTGGTTTTGGAGAATTTAGCTAGTTTTTTGCCTATATACATGCGGCCAGAAATTGTATTTGTTATAAGATATACAAAGCCAATACAGTCTTCTGGTAATGTTTCGATTATTTGTGATTGATAAGTCCAAGACATAAACTATGTAGTTTATTCTGTCTCGTCCTCCCCGCCCTTTTGGTTTGCCTTGCGCTGTGCCTTTGTTTGATCTAAGTGTGTGCGATATTGTTGTACTCTTGCTCTACGTTCCCGGGCAATAATACGAATCTGCGCTAGCCAGTAGCGCATTTCCTCACCCGCCCGCCGTGTGCCTCGGTTAATCCATTTTTGATTTGCCTTGAAATATGCCTGAAACGCCTGCATGAGTTGATCATGCGTTTCCTCATCTTGATAAGGAGTTGGTTCAACGTGCTTTGACATTGGCGTCGATTACTCTTTGTCTAAGTTCTGTTGTACTAAACGAATGTTTACGATTATTAAAGTACAATTCTATGTCTAATTCTTGCCCTGTGAATGTTTGATTAACATACTCGTCCCCTACGATTCTAATATCTATAGGATATGACAGTAATATGTCCAGCAGTTCTTTTTCTGTAGTGTAGGGAACTACTTCATCTACATAACGGCAAGCCTGTAGCTGTACAAAACGTTCAAAAACAGTTTGTACAGGTTTATTTTTTTGTGGGCGATCCACAGTAGGATCTGTTTGCAAGCCCACAATCAAATAGTCACATTGTTGTTTAGCTTCCTTCAGCATCATCACATGCCCGGCATGAAATAGGTCAAAGGTTGAACAGGTAAATCCAGTTTTCATTCAGTTACTTCCAAATCATTAGCATAGCTGGTGTAGCCATTTTCCTTAATAACTTTTAGCACGTTGTTTACACGACCGATCAGTTCGTCCTTGTGCGATATTAAGAAGATATTTTTCTTGCGTTCACGTGCCATTTTCTTCAGCAATGCCAATGCGCCTTCAACGCCCGCGGCATCCAAACCGTTGTCAATAAGTTCATCCACAAACAATAGATTGATCTGCTGATACAGGCTCTCCCACACATCGCGGAAGGCAAAGCTCAAGCCAAGTATTAGCCTGTTACGCTCGCCACGTGACAAGTTGTCAAAGTCTAAATCCTGCCCCAGTTGTGTGATCAACACAGTTAAATCGTTCTGAAACATTACCTGATGCGGCAAGCCCATTTTGTCGAGATAATAGGTCAACCGATTGTTTAAGTATGCCAAGTTTTGATCAATAATCTTCTTACGGATAAATGAATCTTTGCTAGTCAGCAGTTTAAGCAAGAACTCTTGATGATCCTTGAGGCGGGTTAGATCGTTAACACCTTCCCAGTTAATATCCTGCATGGCAGTATGACGCAGTTCGTCAATTTGCTCTTGATAAGGATCCGTTTCGCCGGCTTTGATTTCCAACTGGCTTTCCATGGTCTTTAAATTGTTCTGATGTTTTAGTGCCTGCTCAACGGTGTCATAGTAAGGGTTAGGCTTGCCCGCTACCTCGCCAATGGCGTCAATTTCTTTTTGTATCTTGGTACGGTCGGCTGTGACCTTGTTGAAATATTTCAGGGCTTCGTTAAGGTGCCCTTGTGCCGAAGCAGTCATTTCTCCATGTTTGTGATCATGCAATTCTTGTTCACAAGCGTGGCAGGTCTTGTTAGCCAGTTTGGCGAGCTCGCTGTCATACTTCGTGACGCTTCGCTCCGCTTGCGCTATCGCGCTGTCTAACGTAGCCCGTTCCTTATTCAGGCTTTTCAGCTTTGCTGTCTTTTCTTCGAAAAGTTTTAGCTCGCTGTGCTTCGCAAGCTCGGCATCTATATCTACACTTTCAAGTTCGATAATAGCCCTGCCAATCTTTTCTAACTCAGTGTCATGCTGGCTATTCCAAGCAGTTTGTCTTGTTAGCAAACTATCAATACTTTTTTGTATTCCTTCGTTGGCTTTTTTAGTAGCTTCAATATCTGCCGATTCTTGGGTAATAGCTTCTTTAGTCTGTCGAATATGCTCTTTAAGAGTTTCTGCTTTTTCAGACAAGATAGTTATGCCTAATAACTGTTCAATGATCAGCCGTTGATCATTAGCCCGCATACTTAAGAATGGTTCTGTATAAGTGTTTAACGCAACGATATGCTTGAACATATCGTGACTCATTCCCAGTAGTTCATCTAAGTCCTTCTGGGTTTCACGCATGTCTCCTTGTGCGTCATCAGTTTCTTCGCCTTCTTGTTCTATATCGTCGACAAAAAATTTCATTAAGGTAGGCTTTCGCCCTCGTTCAACACGATAGTTAACACCGTCTTTTTCAAATACCAATGTAACCAACATATTCCTATTGTTAATTTTATTGATTAAGTTGTCTTTCTTAATGTTAGTAAGAGCAGTGCCAAATAGGGCAAAGCTCAAAGCATTTACGATAGTTGTTTTACCTGTGCCATTGCGACTGCCGTTATCATCGCCGCCTTGATCTAAGTTTTCACCTAGTACAAGTGTTAAATTTTCCTGTGCAAAGTTTACAGCTTGGGTTTGATTGCCCACACTCATAAAGTTTTTTACTGTTAAATCTTTAAGTTTAATCATAAGCTGTTATAAATTTCCAACAAGGTGTTTTTGTCATATGTGTCGCTATCGATGCTGATGATCTGACTGCTAACAATTTGATCCACGCTTTCAAATGCTTGGATATCAATGTTAGTATTCATTTCAATATCTTTCTTTTCAGCTATCAAAGTAAGTTCGCGAATATCATAATCCGCAATAAATTTTTCTTTAATAAAACTTGCTTCTTCATAGCTGATGTCTATATCTAGTGTAACACGTAAATGTTGCTTGGGCAAGATCAATGTGTCCGCTTCGTCGATCAATTGGCTTAGTTTGACAGTTCTAAATGTAGGTTGTCCTGGCCAAGTATGATATTCAGGTTGCCCGCCCCATTCTAATACCATCATGCCTCTAGCATCGTCCCATGCGTCTGCGTAGTTGTGCGGGAAAGCATTGCCGATATAAATCATATTCTTTTGTTGCTGACGTTTATGAAAGTGCCCACTAAAACCCAATTCATAACTTTGAAATGCATCTAACTGTATTTCTCCGTGATCGGGCATTTGTATCATAGCGTTCATAAAGAAGCTGGGCAATTCGAAATGCCCGAAGATATATTTTCCGCCTTTTTTACTTATTGATCGCCACTCATCGCCGACGAGCCACGGACAAAGTGTAACATCGCCGATGGTAGTAGGTTCATGTACAACAGTAATTCCAGGTATGTACTTGCCAAACTCGACTGAATGGATATCTCGTTTATCTTTATAATATAGATCATGATTACCAGGAAAAAAGTAAAATTGATCGAACGCCTTACCGAGCTTTTCCAAGGCCCTAAGGCTATAGTCCATAGTAGTGATGTTAAGACTGTTCCGATTATGATGCCAGTCACCCATAAAAATTCCTGTATCACAACCTTCCTCCTTGGCTTTTGCAATATACCAATCTACAAAATCTTCACAGTCTTTGTTGTGGACCGAGCTGTTAGATTTTAACCCAAAGTGAATGTCTGTGAAGCAGGCAACTTTATTAAACAGTTGGGGTTTCACTTGGAGTTTCTGTGATGGTTTCATTAGTAGTGTCCTCTGCATGTCGTTTTAATGCGGCCTCGTGCTCGCCTTGTCCTGTACGGCTGTAACTTGGGTTCATACCGTTCATCTCTAAAATATCATCCCGGATATTTTGATTGCGTTTTTCGATATTGATAACCCTAACAAAACTGTTAGTAACAGCGGCGGTAAAATAGGCAAACGGATTATCGCTTTTACTTTCGTCAAATTGAAGTCCTACTTGCGTTAACTGTAGAATAGCTTGCCCGCGCATTTCGTCATTGTAAGTATAGCCACGAACATTACCGCGAGTGGCATATCTTTCGCATAGTTTAATCATCATTCGGGCTAGTGTATTGGTAATCTGCCCAGCATCTTTATCAAATTTTCCTTTTGTCAACGTACCTTTCCAATGGCTTTTGCCCACACATTCTAGCACATCTTCTTCATTAAATTTCCAATGTTGGAATGGCGGAAAGTTTACTTTGTCTCTATGATCAGCTAGACTTTTTGGATTTTTCTTACGGGTATTATTCAGCGGAATATGATCAAATGTCATAACTCTGAATATTAATTCTTGTTTGGTAATTTTTTTATAGTCTACCTCGCAGTCTGCTTGCTTAACTTTTTCCCCTGCTTTTTTTCTAGTAGAATAGTCTAAATCACCGAGTCTTTTGGCTTTATTGCGTTTAGCTTCGGCTGTTGTACGTATGTTAATCTTGTCCAAACTCGGAACAATTAAGTCGTATTGGTGATATTCTGGTTGGGTAAAACTACAATAAGATGTTTTGCTACGGTGTATTTCCAATAGCATATCTTTATTGTTTAGATAGTTAACTTTTGCTGTCATTAAAGGTTCCTCGTAAAGTATATTATAAACTACGCACTTATTAAAGTCAAATAAATAGAGTATCAGGAGAACCAAATATGGGTCTATTTAATTCAGTCGGCGGTTTAAACCAAACTGTCGGAGCAGTACAAAGTGCATTTGGCGCAATAGGTGCGGCATCCTCGTTAGCAAGTAATCTTTCAAATGCGCTAGGTACAGCCGGGCGACTTGCTGATATTAGTTTGCCAGCATCAGGAGAAGCAGTGGGCGATGTTATGAGTGCAGTTGCAGTTTTTGGCGGAGGCGACGCTCCTAGTAATGATTGGCGATGCAGATTAAGTCTCCCAACTTGGCCCAGTTTTAGAAAAAGCCCGGTATTATCCCCATTAAAAGATGCAGGCGGATTAATATTTCCATACACTCCAACTATTAATATTGCAGAAGCTGCCACTTATACACCAATCAATACAGTGCATAGCAATTATGGTTTTAATGCGTATAAATCAAGCGACCCAGGAACAATTACTATTGTAGCACCTATGTATTGCGAAGATGCAACACAAGCATTGTACTGGATCGCGGCACTACATTATTTAAGATCTGCTACCAAAAGCTTCAGTGGAAATGATCCAAAAGCTGGAAACCCACCACCGGTTGTAAAATTTAATGCGTATGGTAATTATGTTTTTAAAGATGTGCCAGTTGTCATTACAAGTATTGCAGTTGCGTTACCAAACGATTGCGATTATATCGGGTGTAATGTTACAGGCAGTGCGGCAGGACAAGTTGCAGGTCTATTAGACGGACTTGGAGGTCTTGCTGGATCACTGGGAGGCGACGGTATATCGGATGTGCTAGGCGGCATCGGACAAATTGCTGGACTACTTGGAACATTTGGTGTTGGCGGCTCGGTTTCAGGCGGCGTCACACATGTTCCTACGAAGAGTACATTTACTGTTACATTAAAAACTGCCTACAGCAGAACTAGTGTACGTAAGTTTAGTTTAGATCAATTCGTAACAGGCGGTTACATGAACAGTTCACCGGGATTCATTTAATATGACAGCTAGATACAATGACTTTAGTCCATGGTCATTAACACCGACTACACAAAATTATCTTAACTTACTAACAATAAGACCTGTTCCAGCGGCCAGCGATGATATTTTATATACGATAGCCGCTCAGTATAATATGCGTCCTGATTTACTAGCATTTGACTTGTATGGAAATGCTCAACTATGGTGGGTGTTTATACAACGCAACATGGATGTGCTACAAGATCCAATATTTGATTTTGTTCCAGGAACCAAGATTTATATCCCTAAGGGATCTAATTTAACAAGCACGTTGGGAATATAATATGCCAATAGAAGGTATTCAAGGATCCATCGAAGTAAAAGTGTTGCCTACACAAACAACAATAAGTCCAGAAATTCCAATAACTTCAACTCTTGCCTCGGGCTTGACAGCTATTTCAAAAACTTTTACAAATATAATAACAGGCAAGGCAAATATTGGAAGATTAAAATTGCCCTTACGAAATGAATTTTGGAAATATGCAAGTTATAATTATGTGTTTACACTGTTTGCCATTGATACAAATTCTTATAATAATCCCGATACTACCTACATGAGAGGTAAAGGCAAATCGTCGGTTATATTATCCGGAGCGGGAAAACCTAATACTCGAGTTAAAACAGATTTAGGTAAATTTGAATTTTATATGGATGATGTTACTATCAACTGCAAATATAGTTTCGATGGGTTGACGGGAAATTCACACGTACAGGACATACAATTTACTGTATACGAGCCTTACAGCATGGGAACCTTTATGTTGGCCCTGCAATCAGCGGCTTTTAAAATGGGTTACCCAAGCTATTCAGTTTGCAACTTTGTGTTGGCTGTCCAATTCATGGGTGAAGATCAATACGGTTCCATGTCATCTATTCCAAATACAACAAAATATTTTACATTTACCTTTAACGGGAATATAGAAATGGAAGTTGACCAGGGCGGAGCAAAATACGTTTGTACAGCCAAAGCAAGTTCTGAAAGTGCGTTATTACATTCGAACATCAATTTAACAAGTGAAATATCATTTGCTGGCCGAACAATAGAAGAAGTATTAAATACCCACCCACAAAGTTTTGCGGCGGTATATAATAAAAGATTAAGAGAAATTGCATTTGATAATGGATTTTATCCTGACGAAATAGCAATATTATTTCCAGCCGACATTGCCAGCGCACCGGCATCGTCTGCCGCAGATGCTAATTCTTCTGACAAGCCGACAGTGGATGCAAACGGAGATTCATCCCCAGATTTATTAACTGTGGTAGGTGTATCTCGCAACGGTAATACTAATAATTTAATACAATCTTCCCCTGTGAATGAAATAGGTCTATCATTAATTGGAGTAGGTCCTACTCGAGAAGGTCTTCCTGAAAGTTTTGGTGCAAAGATATATGACGAAAAAACCAGGCAGTGGGATCAACAATTAATTCAAAAAAATCTAACACTTACTACCTATCAAATGCAACAAGACAGTACTATTATTAACGCAATTAATCAAGTAATACTATCTAGTGAATACTCGGCAAAGGTATTAAAAACTAAACCTGATGACTTAGGCATGCGTAGAATGTGGAATATTATTCCAAGCGAGTATCATATTGAAAATAAAGAAACTGTTAAAGTCAAAGGCCGCAAACCAAGATTGCTTGTATATAGAATAGTACCGTATCAAGTATTAGCAACCACGCAACCAATACCTGGAAGCAATATTGCTGCCGATCAATATACAAAATTACTTGCACAAGTTCCTAAGGCATACGATTACTTTTATACTGGAAAAAATACAGATATTATTAATTTACAAATAAAATTTAATAATGATTTTGCGGCATATACTGCTAATGATAATTTTAGAAGAAGTCTTGAACTTGAAACAGCAGAAGGCAGATTGCGTACTAAAGAATCTGATATTGTATTTGATAAAGCTAATCCTATTTACACACCAGAAAAAGGTATACAGAATGTCATGAATTTTATCGGTACCGCCGCCGGAACTAATAAGAAAGGTGGTGGTCCGAACGACACAGAAGATCATCGTGCAACACGTTCCTTCTTCGATGCTATGCTTTACGGTAAAGGTATGATGAATGTTGAAATGGAAATTCACGGCGATCCGTTTTGGTTAGGTAGCAGTGGCAGCGGTAACTACCGAGCAAAAGAAACTATGTACACAAATGTAAACAGCGATCTAAGCGCCAATATACACAACGGTGAAGTAGATATGATAATACGTTTTAGAACACCAACTGATATTAATGACAGGACTGGCCTGTATAATTTAAATGGCAGTAAAGCATTGTTACAATACAGTGGAATATATAAAGTACTAAAAGTAGAACATAGATTTGTAGACGGAAAATTTACACAAAAACTCTATGCACAGAAACATCAAATTGAAGGCGGCATTGCTGATGGCAAGTCTTATAATACTGAAAAACAACAACCTAAAACAACGATTGACGCTGGCGCAAAAAGTCCGCCTTCGCCTTAAAGGATAA